GTCCTATACCGCCTATAGGTGTAGCAGTAGCTACGCAATTCGAAACAGAAACGCTTAAGCTTATATCGCATTCGCAGCCAGTTAAATTTATACAGTTTCCCTGGTTTGTGCTGCAGCCGTTGTTTCCGATCAAAGTCGCCCTGTAGCCTGTGTCGTTATCATAAGAAGAACAGGCATTCTTTTCTATATCATTTGCAAAATATGTTCCTGGTGCTGCTCCTGGAAAGAATTCTAATGTACAGGTAGAACCGCTGCAGCCAGAAGAATTAAATTTAACTATTATTAAATCGTAGTTTGCACAGTCAGAAGCCGAACCCGAAACTATTGCGCTTAGTGTGCAGTCGCCGTCGTCGATCAAAACTACGTCGCAGTCGCAGGAAACTTCACAGCCAGAAAAAGAAGCTATGTTCGAAAATTCTGCAGGGCAGTTTCCAGAAGCAGGCATAAAAATTCTGTAGCATCCGTCTTCGTCTATTGTGTAGCTTCCGTTTCCTGTTCCGTTTCCTGTAGATACTGTCGCAAAAGAACCAGAACAGCCGTCCTGGAATTGTATTTGCCAGGGACGCCCTGCGCATCCTGCGCCTACTATTGAGTAAATTAATTCGCAGCTATTTGTAGAAACAGTTATAGAACAGCTTTCGCATGGGTCTACACAGTCTGAAATAAATATAGACGAATTGTCGCCGCAGCCATTAGAACAAGTTACTAAAAGTAAATAGGTTCCGTTTCCGTTCGCCTGCACTATAGAAGAAGTAACAGAAGAAGAAGTCGAAATAGTGTTCCCGTTAAAAATCCAATTATAAGAAGGCGACGGACAGGAACCAGAAATAGAAGAAGACAGTCCAGAAGCACAGGAACCAGAAATATTTACTACTGGGTCCGTACAGCCGCAGTTAAGCGAAATTCCGTTTGAAGAATCGCCGCAGCCGTTACTACAATTTACATCTAAAAGAACATTTCCAGAAGTTCCTGCAGGTGGTGTCCAGGTCGAAGAAGTTGCACCAGAAACAGCAGAACCATTTAAGAACCATTGATAAGAAGCACCAGGGCAGGCGCCCGAAATAGAAGAAGTTAACATCGTGCATCCGCCCGAAATACTTACTACTGGGTCTGTGCAGCCGCAGTTTAAAGAAATACTGTTAGACGTGTCGTCGCATCCATTCGAACAAAGAACCTGTAAATTAATAAAGCCCGAAATATTAGGCGGCGGACTATATGTCGAAGAAGTCGCGCCCGAAATTGCAGCACCATTTAGAAACCATTGATAAGTAGGCGAAGGGCAGGCGCCCGAAATAGAAGAAGTTAATATCGTGCATCCGCCCGAAATACTTACTACTGGGTCTGTGCAGCCTGCAGTACAATCTAAGAAAAGTCCTGGTCCTGTATAGTCGCAATTATTACCAGTTCCAGAATAAGAAACTATCGCTGTGTAAGTTCCTGTTCCTATCGGCGTTATAGGATCGCCGTTCGAAATAAAAACGCCGTCTAAAAACCATTGAGTAAAGTAAGCACCAGAACCGCCAGGATAGGGCGACCAGAACCAAGTTAAAGACGAACAGTCGCCGTTAAGAACTATTCCGCCTAAAGTCGCTTCTTCTACTTCTCCTTCGCAGGTTCCAGAACATCCATTCGAATCTGTTACCGTTACAAAATAAGTTCCTGGTTCTAATCCTATAGCTGGATTCGTTGTTTGTCCGTCCGACCAGACGTAATTAGCGCCTGTAGGTGTTACTTCTATTATTCCGTCGTCGTAATCTGTGCAGGTTTCATCTTCTGCAGAACAAACAGGAACTAAATTACAGGGGCAGTCTTCTGTTAAAAAGAAAGTTATATTATATGTGCATCCGTTCGAATCTTCGCACGTTGATACCCAGGCGCCTTCTTCTTCTATAGAATCGTCTATTACAAAAAGACCGTTTATTCCATTGTTCGCATTATAAGTAATTGTAGAAGGCGAAACTATAAAGCAGTTATTTGTATTACCGCCTGGCTGCACATCTAAGAAAGTTATAAGCCCATCGTTAGGGCAGAAATTTATAAAGCACGTATTTTCCCATTGTCCGCCCTGGATTCGTGTTCTACAGTTTCCATCATTCGCTTCGAATTCCTCTACTTCGCCTTCGCATTCTGTAACGCATCCGTTCGAATCTGTAACAGTTACCGAATAGATTCCTGCAGACAGTCCAGTAACAGAAGAAGAAGTAGAACCGTCCGACCACAAATAAGAATAAGAAGGCGTTCCGCCGACTACATTTACTTCTACTGTCCCTGTCGGCGAAGTACATTCTGTTTCCGTTGTTACTACCGAACAAGTCGGCGCAGGATATTCGTTTACATTTCCTACGCCTATAGATTCGCAGTCGTTTGTATCTGTAACCGTTACCGAATAACTTCCTGCAGTATTTACAGTAATAGGGTTCGTAGTTTCTCCATTAGACCAAATAATAGAATAAGGTGCTGTTCCGCCAGAATAAAATACCTGTATGCTTCCTTCTTCACCTGGGCAGAAGTCTTCTGGAAATAAAGAAATAATTTCTAAATCGCAAACGCATTCGTAAACTACTTCGCCTTCACAAACAGCAGAACAGCCGTCTGCGTCTGTAACTGTTAAAGAATAAATTCCTGCAGTTAATCCGCTTATAGGGTTTGTATTTTGTCCATTGCTCCAATTATATAAAAACGGTGCAGGACCGTTTAAAGTATTTACAGAAAGCGTTCCGTCGTTTCCTGCGCAGCTTTCGTTCGTTTCTGTAATATCACAAATTAAATTACTTTCTACATTTATTACGGATTCGCAGCAGGAAACTTCACAGCCAAAATTATCTACAATAGTTACACAGTAAACTCCTTCGGAAAGTCCTGTTATCGTTTCAGTAGTTCCGCCGTTATCCCATTGATAACTAAAGGGCGCTGTTCCGCCTGTCTGGTTTGCAGTAGCCTCGCCTGTGGACTGTGCGCAGTTGTCTGGTTCTGTTTCTACTTCGCAAAGGAAGTCTTCGTTATCTTCTGAAATTATTTCTGCTTCGCAAATTACTTCGCAGTCGTTCGCATCCGTTACAGTTACAAAATAAGTTCCGCTGCTTGCATCTACGAAAAGTTCTTCACAAAAATTAGAAGAAGTAATAGTTCCGTCTACCGTAGTCCAGGAATAAGGCGCTATTCCGCCAGTAATACAAAAAGAAATTATTCCTAAGTCCGTAGATTCGCAAATATTGTTTTCTACGATCGGACTTCCGCACATTAAGCTACAATCGTCGCAGGGTTCTATTTCTAAAATGAATTCGCCAGACTGTTCGCACAGTTCGTCACCTTCGAAGCAAATCCAGGTATAAGTTCCAGAATGCGTCTGATCTACATTAAACATAATTCCTGCACCGTTTAAACTTAAGTCTATAGTTCCGTAAGGTCCTGTAAGTTCGCAGTCGTCGTCCGAAGTAATTCCGTTCGGAATAAGTCGGAACCAGAAGTCGTTAACGCCGTCGCTGCAAATTGTCGCGCTACAGCCTGGCGTAAAAACGTCCCAGGGACCGGAACCAGCTACAGGGTCCTGCCTTTGTGTCCAGTCGCAGTCTAATTCTGTAAAGCCTTTTATTATTTCATGTTCTGTACATATTTCGTCACAGTTTACGAATTCGGGTTCTGGGCAGTCGCCTTCTACACAGTAAGTAAAAGTAACTACTTCGCATTCTAAAGAAGAAAGGTCTACGCAGGATTCGTCCCAGTCGTAAGTAGTATTAAGCGTTCCTGTAGGGTCGTCTGTAATTTCGATCGTTCCGCCTGTAGACGGATTTCCTTCTATAATGTCAAATAAGCAAATATTAGAAGGGTCTATCTGCGAAAAGCAAGTCTGCACGACTAGCATAAAAAGCAGAATAAGAATAAATATTTTTTTCATCATAATACTATTACTGTGTTTTGTCCTGGGTCTACATTGTTTTTATCGCAGGTGTAAATTTCGCTTTTCATCTTAGGGCAGTCGGCGTCGCAGAATTCTACTGTTCGCATAAATTCGACTTTATTGCAGCAAACTTTTTCTTTATAGAAACACCATTCGCCCCAATCGTTCGCTTCGTCGTCCCAGCATCGGAATAAGAATCTATCTATTACCTGGTAGCCTAAGAAGTTTATATCTGTTCCCTGGTATTCGCCGCGTTCTGCAGTCCAGCAGTCGCCGTCGCATATAAAGTGCGCAGTAAGCGGACCTACTGGACATACTAAGTCTGGAATTTCGCAGGTCAATTCTATAAGGTCTACAGGGTCGCAATTATCTTCTGTAAAGTCTACCGTTCCGCCGAAGGTAGGCGCTGCAGTAAGTCCGCAGATTAAAGTAGATTCATTATAAGGCTGGTTTCCGTTTCCGTCGTTTAAATCTACATATAGGTTAGCAGTATAAGCTTCGCCCTGTGCATCGACTACGGCAGAAGCGCAGATTTGAGTCCCTTGCGTAGTTACTACGCAGTCTAAAACTGGAATAACTTCTACGCAGTTTAAAAGCTTTTTATTCGGAAGCGTAATAGGTAAACATTCTACGCCATTTACAGGAAGAAAAGAAACTGTAGCCTTTACTTCTTTGCAGGGTTCGCTTCCAAAGTCTGCAGGCGTAATCATAATAGAAGAACCTGTTTCGCCTAAAGTTTCCCAGGTTCCGCCTGGCGTCCTACATTCCCATAAAACAGAATCTATATTCGCTTCCATACTTCCGCCTATACTTACGAACCAGTTTTCTCCGATCTTTTGACAATCGAAAGAAGGAAAGTTTAAGCAGATAGGTTCGTTGTTATCGCTTCCGCCGTCTGGTGTAATTATTCCACAAAGTTCTACTAAGGGCTTCATAGCGATAAATTCTACAGGAGTCGGAATATTCCTGCAGGCTTGAAAATCAAAGACGCGCGTAAGCCTTGCGAAGACAGCCTTTCCTTCTACTGTAACTAAGTACCTATTTCGGAAATTTATTTCGCCGTATTCTTTGCAGCTTAAAGGAACTATGTATTCTAAAGGAATCTGCAGCAGACTTTCCAGAAGGTAACGCGCCCAAAATAAATGGTAAGCAGTCTGTATGTTCGGAGGATTTCCGTGTGCGTTAATTTCATAAGTTAGAATTCCATTGCAGTCTATTTCTGCACCCTGCAGAATTTCCGAAGTAGTTCCGCCGCCTTCTGGACTAAGATAGCCTGGTATATATTGACCAGCTATTAAGGTCGTAGTCTGTTCTTCGTGTTTACAATTAAGGAAAGAAGTCTTTTCCCAGGAGTCGCCGAAAGGGAAGTTCGGGTCGCCTGTAGTGAATGCGGAAGTATCTACGTGGAAGCTGTCGCGAAGACCGTAAGAAAAAGCGATCTTATTACCTAAGCACCAGGAGTCTTCGCCGTCTTTACTTTGTAGAAGCATAGAATTAAGACCGCCGCCAGTTTCATTTATTACGGGTTCGAATAAAGGGTTTTCCCTTTCCTTAGTTTCGTCGGAAGTAAACTTTTCGCCCAGGTCTATTGTTCGGCTCCATAAATCTACAGGGAAGTTTTCGTTATCTTTTAAAAATAAATCTGTAGCTTCTTTATATTTCAGTAAACAATAACGCGGCGAATTAATTTCTGGTGCAGTTACGCAAATATTTTTTTCGTTTGCTTTTTCTGTCCAATCTATAAGTTCTAATTCGTCGAAGAAGCCTGGGACTGTTTCGTCTAACTTTGTGATCTCGTAAGGCTGCAAGGCAATTATTTTGCAGGTCTTCGGGTCTTCGAACCATTTTAAATTTAAAGCTTCGGTTATTCCCTTAACGTAATCTAAAGCAGTTACTTCGGAAGAAATAAGGTCCGACATTTTTACTACGTCGCCGTCTTCCCAAAGTTTCCTACAGCCTTCTATTTGTAAAGAAGAACCCTGTAGCTGAAATATTTCTATATCTGAATTAGACCGCCAATAGTGCAAACAAAGTTCCTGCTTTTCTGAAATAGAAATTTCTTCGTCTATCTCTATACAGAATTCCTGGTCTTTCTTCCATTCATTTATAAGAACCTGTTTATAAATTGAGCCTGTAGTTCCGCCGCCGCCCTTTGTTCTCTTTATAAATGTAACATGAACAAAACTATTATTTTCGCGATCGTCGTCGAATCTAAATTTAAAACTTCCTTTTACTTTTACGGTTCCTACGCCGCAGTAATTTCTTCCGTTAAATCCGCCGCCGTTATCTAAGATAGTATTCGGTAAATAGTGACAGCCTGCCAGTCCGTTCTTTTCATTCCATAGAACAGTAGTAGGGCCTACAGAAGTATTATGTTCTGCAGCCATATTTAGTAAATATTTTTCGTCGCCTGTTCCGTATTCCTTATTTAGATTTAAAGTCATTATTCGGCTACCAAATTCGCTTTCTAATAAAGGCGAACTAAAAGGCTTTCCGACTTTGCAGAAAGCGCGTTCGAAAACATTTGCTGCAAATAACCAGGGGCGCTGCTGTGTTAATGCTTTGCAGACGTTCTTCGAATTGTAAGTAATAGGATTCTGCGAAAACTCTATAGAACCGTCGGAAGTTCCGCAGCCTTCTTCTGTTCCGTCTGTTTGTGTAATGTCATAACCTAAGCCCTGGGAAGAATGCGAATTACCATAGAAAGCTTCTGGAAAAGTAAATCCTGGGTTTCCGACTTGGTAGGTGTTTTGACTTTGAATATTAGCTAAAACATTGTCGCAGGTAAAAACAAATTCTTCGTCTTTGTATAATTCCGAAAGACTACATAGCGCCAGTTTTTTTGCCCAGTCGTTAACCTTCGTAACTACGTCTACTTCTATTCTATCGTTAGAATATTTTTTAAATAATATTTCGTTATCTGTATTCGTAGCACAACCAGAAGAAATTAAAGCAGCTAAAGGTTCGCATCGAAATTCGTTATTCGGGTGTAATATGTTTCGCGCTAAAATCTTATTCTTTTCGCTGTTCTCTATTTGTATTCCAGTAATGTAATTAAATGTAAGTTTTCCTAAGTCATTTAATTCTCCTAAGACTTTGTTTTCCTGGAATGAAAATTTAGCTGGTAAATCTAAATTTACAAAGCCGCTCGAATCGGTTAAATGATTCGGTATAAATGAAAACTGTTTAAGAATTGTTATCGAAGCGCAGGTAGACATTTATTTTATTTTTAGAATCCAGAAGAAGGCTTATTTGTAGGAATAGGAATGTAGCCTGTAACATTCAATTCGAAGCAGCCTTTCTTATCCATTATTTTAAAAGTCCCAGGGTCCAAAATAAAAGGAATACGGATAGAACTTACTTCTGTCTTATTATCGTTTACCGTTATGTAGTAAACGCAGGAAGTAAAAAAGTCCTGGAAAAAAGCCTGCTGTCTTAAGCTGTCGGGCGCCTCTATTGTCTTTTTTAAACTGTACTTTTTGAAAATAGTTTTTTCTGAAATTCTAAAACCAGAATCTTCTGTCCAAATAGATAAGCCCTTCCTGCAGAAAGAAGAATTCCTGCAGACTTCGCTTTGTGAAGTAGTAAGCGTTATAGATTCCGTTTCATTGAAAGACATAGTAGAAAAGCCGCCTAATATAGACTGGAAGTGAATATCTATATGAGAATCTTTACAGCAACAAAAAACGTACTTATAATTTATACCTGGTCCGTAAACCTCTATACATTCTATATGAGCAGGAACGCCGTCTGGGTAAATATTCCCAGGACCTACGCCGACGTAATTGTCGTCCGATACTGTTAACGGTCCAAAGTCGCCGACTGTTTGACCTTTAGAATCATATAGAACAGCGCCGACCGTTCCGCCCTTGCAGAAGTAAAGCCAGTCTTTCGTATCTCTACATACTTCCATAAGTTCGGGCTTAATGTTTAAAGGTCTGTTTTCGTTAAACCTACAGAACCAATTATCACCAGCGTTAATTACATCGTAATTCCCGTCCGTCATTTGTGCGCCTTCCGTAGATGTGCAGGGCAGCGTTTTAGTAGTTGTTACTTCCCAGTATTTCAGTAATACGCTTACTTTATTTTCGAAGGGCAAAGGGTTTGTTCCATTTCCTAGCGGCGGCTTAACTTCAAAGTAAGACTTAATATCTTTTTCAAAAGATAGCGGAAAAAATACGCCTTCTGGCGGCTGTATAGTTTGCACAGAAGATATTTCGTTCCCTTGATCGTCGCACAGTTGGTATTTTAAAGTTTTACATTCTGTTTCTGTCTCTACGCCTGTCATTTGTATAAGCCATTTTATACAATTAGTTACAGGAATAAGACCGCCGCCGCCGCCGCCTGTGTTTGTAGGATTCTGTACAATTATAACAGCCATATTTTAAGAATTAAATTTTAGTCTATATTTCTTTTCGTATTCTTCGAACTTGGATCGACCTATCGTTAAGAATAATTTTTTACCTAAGTAAAAAACTACTATATCGTAGTCTTCTACATAGTAGTAGTCCAGCCTGTGTATTAATTTCTTCATATTTCGGCGGAAGACTTTGCTGCGGATTCTCTTTCGCGTAATCTATTTACTGAATCTAAAGCAGTAGTAAACTGTTCTACCATTTCGTCGCGCGTTTGCTGTAAAACTTCTGTTTGTTTTTGCCCTACAGCTTCCGCTATTATTTCGGCATTACGAACAGAATCTTCTTCGCTTATTCTTAAGTTCATATTTCCGCGCATTGCAGAACTAAAATCTGCTGCAGAAGCTACCTGCGGAATAAAGCCGCCTGCTTCATATTGAAAGTAATTCCCAGAAGACCTTCCAGAAGACCTTCCGCCGTAATAGTTAGCTAAATTTTGAGACACAGAAGAAGCCCCTGGAATTCCTATTCGTTTGTAAATATCTTTACCAGCTATACTTTCTAAAGCCGACTGCTGTCTTTCATTCATTATTAACTCATTACCGCGCGCTTCACCTATAAAACTTCTTCCGCCTTTTTTTACTCTAAACTTTACGCCGCCGTTACTGTGGTCTGGTCCCTGTATAAGTCCGCCAGACTTTGCAGGAAAAGAAATTCTTCCGCCGTTGTTCATATGCCACATTAAGCCGAAGGCGTCTTTAGCCTGTGTTAAGTTGTTCGGGTCTGTGTTTCCGCCTTCTTCGAATTGTGCAATAGCGCCGCGAACTATTCCGAAAGCAGCTTTTACTAATCCTGTAAGAAGTGCAATTCTTGGCGCCGCAGTTGCCCCAAATGTAGCAACGGAATCGGGCTGCGCTAAAGACTGCGCTGTAATAGAAGCTATAAGAAACTGCTCTAACGCTTGAATAGCTACGTTAATAAGACCTTTGTAAAATTCTTTTACGTCCTTTTCCTGGTCACCAATAAAAGAACCTATAGCGCTTCCTATTCCTTCGATAGCGCTTCCTAAAATTGCAGCGCTTCTTTCTTGAATCTGCGCACGTTCCGCAGCAGCCTTTTCTTCCTGGTCTATTAAAACTTGGTTCTTTTCTTCGTTGATCTGCTGTTCCCTTTCTGCTATCTCTTTAAGCTTAGCTATTCTTTCTTCGTCCGTTAACGAAGGGTCGTTTTCTATTAGTTGTTCGCGCCTTTCTAAATATTCCTGCTCTATTCTTATAAGTTCGTCGTACAGTTCTTTTTCTGCAGTAATCCTTTCGGCGTTTGTAGCGTCCGTTCCTATCTCATTATTAAAATCTGTTATTGCGCCGAATTCTTCTGCAGTCCGATCGTTATTAAGTGCAGCTTCCGCTTCCTGGAATGTATTATCTGCTGCAGAATCTAAAGCTTCTTCTCTTTTCTTTTTTAGTTCTGCGATCTGTATGTCTAAAGCCTGCTTTATAAGTTCTGTCTGCTGCGCTATCTGTGTTTCGTCTCCTAACAGTTTTCCTATTTCTGTTTCTGAATCGCCGACTAAAGCCGCTTTTTGTCTTTCGTATTCTTCCAGGTCCGTAAGATTCTTTTCTAAAAGCTTCGCCTGTCCGTCGCCTATTTCATTTTCTAATTTAGAAATATTTGCTGCAGCCTTTTCTTTGTCCTGCTCGAATTTCTTTTCTGCTGCTGCAGCGTCCTTTTCTACTTTCCTTTTTTCTGCTTCCGACTTCTTAATTTCCGCTGCGTTACTTTGTGCTTCTTCCCTTATGGATTTATTAAGCGCCCTGGTAGCTGCAGCCTGTTTCCTTTTCCTTTCTATTTCTAATTCTTCCGCCTTACTTCTGGCTTCGTTGTCTTTTGCTATTCCTTCGTTAACTTCCTGCAGGGCTTCCGCGTCGGCTGCAATAATTTCAGCTAGTGTTTCCCTTCCAGCTTTCCTTCCGCCTGCGCCTTCTTCTGCGAATCCGAAATATTCTTCTACGCTGTCGGGTATAATTAATTCGAAACTATTTGCTAAGAAATTTCCTACGCCTTCTAATCCGTTTCCGTCTTCGAACTCTTTTTTAAGCGCTCTAAAATTAAGAAGAACGTCGTTAAGTAATGAAGTTCCGAAAGCTTTCGCCTTAGTTCCTATAGAATCAAATGAAGTTCCAAGTCCTGCAAGTTGTGAAGCTAAAAGGGTCTGTTCTTCGTTTAAGTCCTGGGTCGCCTCTATGCTTGTTCGAAGTCTTCTTTCGTAGGCGTTTTGACTTTCGCCTATTTCTTCATTTGCCGCTACTATAGATTCTTTTACGATTTCATATACTTCTTTAAACCCACCAGAATCTTCGCCTGCACCTTTAAAAACATCTGCTGAAATTATAGCGTAGTCCTGCAGGTCTGCGCCGCCTTCTTCTAATGCTTCGCCTATTTCTAAAATAGCGTCTTTCGAAGAAGTCGTTCCTTCTCTTATTCTCTTTTCTATATCTGCAGCGAAGTCGTTTCCTAAAGTAGATTCCAAAGCGTCGAACTGTGTCTTCGTAAGTTCCTTAAGTGAAAGGTTTGCTTCCTTAACAGAATCTACTACCTTATCCGAATAGGTTCCTTCCTGTGCAGCTATTACGTTAAGCTGTATAAATTCTCTTAATGAAAAACCAGCGTCAGCTATTAGCTTCGGATATTCCCTTAGGGAATCTAAGAAGTTATCCCTGGCTAATTCAGAGTCGCCCAAAGAAATAAGCCCTTCTGTTATTTCGTCGATCGTAGTATTAAAATCTTCGCCGAATCCTTTCTGCGTGGCGTTTACTATTTCTAAGCTTCTGTCGAATTCCTGTCCAAATACTTCTGAAAGTGTTTTCGTTCGTGCAGTTACGTTCTGCAAGTCTTCGCCTACTAATCCTGTAATAGCTCCGACCGTCGCGAAAAGCTGTTCATATTCCCTGGTAACGTCTATCGCATAATTCGCCGAAGCTAAAGCTGTAGCAGCTATCGCAGTTCCGACAATTCCTGCAGGACCTAAAACCCCAGCTATTCCCTTAAGTTCTGAAACAGAAGGAAGACCCAGCGCGCCAAGTCCGCCGCCTACGCCGCCAGAAGCAAAGCCTAAAGCACCCTGGCCAATCTTTCCGAGTATTCCGCCCAGGTTTAAGCCGTCTAAAGCGGAAGCGTAATTTCCTATATTAGAAGTAAAATCGTTTATTCCCTGGTCGAAGTCTAAAACTTCCTGTTTCGTATCTTTTGCTTTCTTCTGTAATTCATTATAAGAACGAACTGCGCTTTCTAATTCTGGGTCTAATCTTTTTAGCGCTACTTCATTCTTCCCGAACTGGTCTGCTAAGTCTCTAATTTGCTTAGGGACCAGGCGTAGTTCTTTTCTCATATCGGAATAAGCCCTGGCTAATCCTTCGATAGAATCGTCTGGAATTGAATCGCCGAATTTCTGGTAGTCCCTAATAGACTTATTTAGTTCTTTGTTTACTTCCTTCTTTTCTTCCCGAAGAAGTCGCTGGCTTACTTTTAAATCTTCCACAGCTTTCTTATTTCCTTCCAGTCGATCAGTAAGGGTTTTAGACTGTGCAGAAAGTTCTTTGTATTCGTCGGAAGTTTCCTTCCCAGAATTCTTAAGGCTTAAAAGTTCTTTTTTTACATCGGATAAGCTGGTAGAAGTACCAGTAGAATCTTTTTTAAGGTCTTTCATTTGTTGACCTATACCAGAAAGCGCGTCTTCTAATCTTGCTACGTCCCGAATAGAATCTTCGGAGCCTTCTATATTGATTATTAAACTAATCTTTTCCGTCATAGTGACAAAGATATAGCAAAAAAGAAATATTACGCACCGTTTTAATATAATGGAAAGCCCAGGAATAACGTTATAGCGTTATTTTCCTGGGCTTAGTTGGTGTTAACAGTTGCTTCTTATTTATTAATTATTTCATAATAATAGCTTTTTTGATTAGAAAAAATCCTTTCTGGAAATATGTAAACCAAATATAAGCATTTTTATTCTTCTGTTATTTTCGTCTTATTCATACTACAAAGCCCCGTTCTAACTTAATGGAACAGGGCTTTTTCTAAGGTGTTTTTTGTAGCGCATACAAGATTCGAACTTGTGACCTCAAGGATATGACCCTCGCGAGCTACCAAACTGCTCCAATGCGCAATGCAAATATATTTATTTATTTTATAATACTTACGCCTACCTTTAAATTTATCCTTATTTCCTTATCGAAGTGGCATTCCTTAAGCGTCTGGTTTACTGCGTATTCGTCTTCGAATTGCTTTACGTGTGTTCGAAGTTCTTCGCAGAATGTGCTTAAGATATGGTTTAAGTTTTCTTCGCTTTTGTTCTTTTGCTGGTCCCTGTGTCTGGTGATTTTCATAACTAAACTTTTACCAAAGATATAGGGAATTTTTCGGAAGCTATTTTCATCTAATTATGTCCCTTTAGATGTTTTAAATTGAACAGATAGCGCAGTCTGTATCTTCGTCTACTATTTCTACAGACCTTCCCCAGTAGGACCCTAATTTAGTAGCTAAATCGTCCGCCTTCTTCATGTAAGAAGGGAAGAAGATTCTAACTAAAAATAATTCCCATTGGTGCATATTTTTGCATGGTAAGCAGTTGTTATGTTTGAAGACTCTATAACTATTTCGCCGCCAGTTAAAACCCTTAGAACTATAGTCCGCAATTATAGCGCGCTGGTTTTCATTAAGTAAATGTCCGTTTTCTATTATTGCTTTTCTTATTCTATCGTCTGTCCATTTCAAAGAATAGATTTCTGGAAACCAGCCGAAATATTTTAAGACTATACTAAAGCAGTCTTCGTCCGAAAGGTGTCTTATTAAGTATTCCTTCTTTTCTACCTTCCTATCTATCTGTCTTTTAATCCTGGTCCATTCGTGACGAACATAGCCGACTATATCAATGTCTATTTTATGCCTGGACATAAAGTCTAGCATTAAGTTTATTTTTAAAACGCGTGTACAGGGTGTTATTTTAGGCTGCGGAATTCCCTTAAATTCATTTTCAAAGAAAGTAAGTATAGAATTATCTGAATACTCAAAGACTACGTTTTCGAATTTTCCTTTAGCGTATTCGACCAATTCTAAAACAAACTTCTTAGTATCTGTAGAATGTTCTTCCAGGTGTGAATAATAAAGAAATAAATTACTGGGCTTATCTTCTACTAATTCGGCTAAATAGATTAAAGCAGCCGCAGAATTTATTCCGCCGCTTAACCCTATCATTACGTTTTTATCTGAATAGTTTACGTCCTGTAATGTCTCAAAAAAAGATAACTGCATTTATTGTTATTTTCATAATTTTAGTTTCTTGGAATTCGTGTAGACTGCTTCTTCCTGCGCTTAGTCTTTTTACTAATTAGTCCCAGGCTTATTTTTTTCCTTTCTTCCATTTGGTCGATATAGTCCTGGGTAGATACTCCTAAAATAGTGAAAGGCTTAATTCTGTTCTTTGGCATAGTTTAAAGTTTCACATTCCTGTTGGTTCGTCGTCTTTTTTGATCGGTAATTCCTCCTGGTTTATTTTCCAGGTCTTAACGTGTTCGCCGAAAGCTGTATAAGTTGCTTCCTTCGGTCGGAAGTCGCCAGTAGTCGGCGCGTCGTTTTTGTTCTCTACTTTAAATCCTAATTCTTCTTCGCCTTCACAGTAAACGCTAGTTATTCCTGTTACGTAATCATAAGAAAATACCGAAGCGAAAGTTTCTTCTTCGCTTACTCCGATGGGATCGACAAAAATTATTCCTTCTTTTATTGTTTTAGTAATTGGGTCGTCGATAATTAAAAACTCCATACATTCTGGTTTTGGCTCGTCTACGACTTTCATTCCTAATTTAAATTCTTTCGCGAAAACAGGCTTTTCTGTCGGGTCACTCAAATCGAATTCGATAGGTTCTGGATTATCGAAAACTTTAGACCTGGGAATAGCTATAGCTTCCTCGTAGATTCTTCTATCGACTATCGTTCCCGAACCTGGTAGAATTCCAGCGAATCCGCTTTCTATAATATACTGCACTATAAGTAATTCGGGTCTTTCTATCTGTAGCTTTTCGTATTCTTCTTTTGTTAAGTTCATTTTAAAACATATATAATACCAGTTAATAATAAAATTCCTAAGCAAATAACAGCCATAACATTTACTAAAGATATTTGCGCAATCTCTAAGCCGTTATAAATCTTGTAGCCGTCTTCGTTATAAATTCCTTCGATAGCTGTTCCGTATTCTATAGCGATTCGAATAGCTTCTTTACATCTTGTTTCTTTTGTAGCAGTAAATTCTATTAAGCCTTCTACGCCTTGCAGTTTAAGTTTATACTTCATTGATCTTCTTTGTAGTAGTTAAGTAAGCTTTAATTCCTTAATTATTTGAAGGTGATAGTATAGGTTATTATTAAAATCTTTTCTTTTCCTGTATATATCACCAGCGTATTTAATGTATTCTGCGGAACGTGCTGTAGGGTTCTTGAATTCCTGTTCAGAAACTTCTCCTACTATCTGACTTTCATTTAAAGTATTATTTCTTCTAATTAATTTTTCTGTATCTACTATTTCCCCAGGAATAGGGTTTTCTATTTTGAACTTAGATACGCCTTCTATTTCTAAGGAAAGCTGTTCTTCAAATAAAGTTTGGTAGGCTTCTCCTATCCTATAATCTAATCCGTTTCTAATCTTTACCAAATTAGTTTTTAAAAAGTCTATGTATTCTATAATCTTAAAACTTTTAGGCGAAGACCTTAGCGCTTTTATAATGATAGAACATATCTTACTATCGACCCTATTTCCTTCTTCTATAATAGCTTCTAATTCTGCAGCGTGTTTAAGTAGGTCGCGTTTTGTTAATACGCGAAGTTCTTTTATTCTTAATTTCTTTTTCATTCTTAAATATTGTAGGTTAAAAAATTACTTCTTAGAAGCAGCCTTCTTCGGCGGCGTCTTCCTTACTGCAGTCTTCTTCTTAGCCGCTGGCTTTCGCGCTGCAGTCTTCTTTTTGATCGGCGCTTTTTTTCGCGCAGGTTTCTTCTTCCCTGGAATTACTTCTTCATATTCTACTTCTTCCGCTTCATCTACTAAAGAAGTGATTCCCATAGTGTCCGCCATTCTTTTAACGTCGTTATCTGAATAGTCGTCTAAAGCTTTTCGGTAGCCGTCTAAAGCTTTCTTCGCGCCGCCTTTCTTAATAGAACCTTCCAGTTCTAAAAGTAATCGAGTCGCTGTTACTTTTCCCTTATAGCCTTCTATAATTAAAACCTGTACTAACGCTACCATATGTGTAATATGCTTCCTGGTTCCGTAACGCTTTATAAGAGGCTGGAAGGCTGGCGTATCTAAAACGTGTTCGAAGGCTGGCTGCTCTAAAAGTGCTTTTACTAAAGTCTTCGTGTTTTTTTGCCCCTTCTTCCTGCCAGGCTTCGGACTTCCTGGCTGTCCGTACTGATATTTTTCTAAATGCTTCGCGCTTCTTTTTGCCATCTGTGGAATTTTTATTCTTTATTCTACAAAATAAGGGTTTTAAAATTTCAAAAAGGATAAAATTTAATTGTTCGCGCCTTATTCGAAGTCATTCTTAATAAATTCGCCTATTATAGAAAGCTTCTTCCCTTGCTGAAATAAACTAAATTGCTTTCTGGTTTCCTTTAATTCTAAAGAATAACCGAAGTCCTGTAAATCCTTCGTCTTTGCTACTAAGTAGTCTTCTTTGTAGACTGTTCTTCCGTTCTTAAGCGTAATAGTTTCTTTTTTTTTGTTCTTCACTCTATAGGTTTTAATATATTAGGCGCGTCTTCTTTGATCTGATTATAAAGGTTTTTAAATCCTCTACCGTCCTTAATTGTTTTTCCTGTCGCCCAGCCGCTATATGGATAGTAAGTAATCCAGCAGTCGTCTAAGTGCATAAATCGAAAGCTTTTATTTGTCATAGGATAACAGATATAGCCTAAAGACTCTATTTCCTTTAAAGTTCTTTCGTACCTGGTAGGCTCTAAACGGTTCTGGCGTTCTTCGTTAAGTCGTTTTCCCATTGGATTAATCATTCATTTCATCATAACATTGTTCGCAAACAAAATTTTCTTCAATTTGTCCGCCGTCTATGTCTGTTTTAAATTCTTTTTCGTTTTTAACTTCCTCGCAAATTGAGCATTGAAATTCTTCTTCCATAATTTATTTATTTTTTGATTCGATTAAGTTTAAAGTAATATCCTGCTATAAAGCCCTGTTCGCTGTTTCTAAATAACTCTATGTTCGGGCTGTCTCTATTCTTACTTTTTGCATATTGTCGCGCTATGTTTGGAAGGTAGTCGCGTTCTGGTGTCTTACTGATCGCTTTAAGCTTTAGTTCTAAATAAGCTATTCTGTTTTCTTTGGTCATAGAGTTTAAATATTAGTGTTTTCTGTTCCGCGAAAATGGATTTTTTTTAATTAGCCTAAAGGCTATAGGTTCGTTTTTAGACCTAATCCGAAGTTCTGTAATTAAGGATAAGTCGTTCCTTTTAATTCCTGTCGTTTCGTCTAAAAAAACGAAATCAAAAACCCTTCCTCTAATATTATGAAAGTCTAAAACTTTGAATTCTATAAAAGATTTACTTCTTAATTCGATTCTTTTATTATTCCCTATAATAAATACTTCTTCTAAGTCGGTCAAATATCCGACTATTTGTCTAAAAATTGTCTGGCTCTGAAGGTGTCTATTTTTTGTAAAAAAGACTATTCTTAATTCCTTACTCAATGAATCTATTAATACTTTATTTATTTGTTCGCTTATCATAGAAGTTTCATTTTGCGAAGAATAACGCCTGCCCTTTTTTCTATTTTAGAATGCAAATACCTAGCTTCTAAGATACATTCGAACCAATTATAAGAACCGTAATTAAGCCAGGCTGTAGTAAGCAGAAAAGAAAACTTTCCGCCTGCCTTCATTAGTATCTTATCTTTAGGGGCGCCCCTTTCATTTCTGGGAATTAATTTACAAAGGTTTCCGCAGGCGCAAAATTCCCATTCTACAGCAGTATCCTGTAATTTTTTTAAATCCTTCTTAGTAAAGTCTTTCTTATCCTGGTGTAGAATTTTATACCAGTCTTTAACCTTAGAAGGCTTTCCGATCGTAGCTGAATAAGGAAGGTCGTAAACCGTTTCTAATTTTTTTTCGTGTTTCATTTAATTTAAGTTTTTTTGTTCTTCTTCACATTTTGGAAAAATATGCTTTCCAGTATTTAAACATTAAGTTTTTATGTTCTTCATCAAATGTTGGAATACTATATCTTTCTATTTCTTGTGCGTTTGGAAGCCTTTCGGTTCCGCAGGTAAAGCAGCGCATCTTAGTATAGCATTTAGGACCAGTAGTCGTAGGTTCGAAAATATGCTTTCCAGTATTTAAACAGTTAGCTGATTTAGAATAAATACTTATAAGAATAGATACAGTATAAACGAAAAGCTTTTCGCATTTTGGGCATTCTGTTTCGTGGATTAAGTCTTCGCTATAATCTTCTAATTCTATTCTGTGTATGTGCTGGCAGTATGGACATTCTGTCTGGTAACTCATTTTTTATATTTCTAAAACTGTGAAAACCTTACAAATTCTTTCTTCGTGGTTTATGGTTATTCGATCTATATAAATAGAGTGAAGATATTTTTTTCCGTCTTCGTCTAATTCCTTATTATCTTCTGTTCCTAAGTCGCATTCTATATCGAACTGTTCGCCTGTTGGAATCTGAAACCAGAAAAGACCGCCTAAATATCTTTCTAAAATAGTTCTAACTTTTGCTAAATGTTCTTTTGAATGAGTCCCTATGTTATCTTCTATTATGTATTGCTTTTCCATATTGATTTTTTAGTTGTTTAGTTAAAGTTATAAAGTCTTTCTTCCCTGGGCTTCGTGTAAGTCTTCTTAAATACTGGCGAAGAATACTTCGGAAGGAAGCCAGGGTTTTTCTTCCTTCCTTCCGAATTAAATCTTCCAGCGTGCCTATTGTATCGCTTAACTGCTATTCGCCTTAATTCGTCCGCTGATTTCTGTAAAGCGGCGGCGGCTCTAAATGATGCAGCCTGCATTTCTATTCTGTGATTATCTAAACATCCGCAGAACCTATTCTTAATTCCACAGCAGCAGCATTCTTGTTCTGGATTAATAGCCATTTTATTCTAAAATAAATCCCTTAGGCTTTGGAGCCGCCAGCTTTAAGAAGTCTATTTCTTCTTCCGACAAATAAGAAACTATTCCCATATATACTAAGAACTGGTCTGCAGGGTCGCGCTGTTGCTCCGAATGAATTACTATAAGCTTAGCTGTTCCTTTGTTGAAGTCGTCTATAACTATGTCGCCTTCCCTAATTTTTTTCGAACTCCAAATAGACGCGCAATGAACTAAGCCAGGATAGCGCGAAATTAAATATTCTACATTATGCCCCCAGTATTTTTTTCGGAAGTCGTGAATGTTTCCGCATTTAATAGCAGCAGCTTCTTCTAACTGCTTTTCGAACTCCTGCAGGTTCGCTTCTTTAGGATTGAACTTCTTTTTTTGCTTTGCTGGAAATAACCAGGCTAAAATTTTAGACATTGCTATTCTGTTTTTTGTAATGATATTTTAATTCGTTTTTAAAAAAGCTTTTTAGGTCGCCGCTATAATCGAAAGAAGAAAGCTGGAAATTTAGAACCCTATTTAAGACCATAAATTTATTTATATTATAGAATCCTAGCTTGGCCTTCTTCTGGCTTTGTATTTGTCGCGCCCTTTCTTGTTCATTTATAAGATGTTCTGCCCTGCGAAAACTTCCTACCTGTTGCCAGTATTTTTTAGGCGCTAATATTAAGGCGCTATAGATTAAATTATCTTCTAACGAATCCATTCTATCATAAAAAGACTTCCTTAAAATTTCTTCCTTATGTTTATCAATATCAAAGACGAATTTTCGTTCCCTATATCGCTTCTTCTTCTTTGTAATAAAATAAACAGGAAAGCTTACTATTATTTCGCACATTGGAAAAGTCATTTTTTTAATACTAACCCTTTCTAATGGTCCTACAGAAACGCTTTCTAATTCTAATAAAAAGCCAGGGTCTATTCCTGTGTAGTCTTTATAGACTTTCCTAATAATATCTTCCGCGAAAACCAATTCCTTTAATCGAAGGTTCTGTTCTTCGCAGGATTCGTTTACTGATTCTAAGCCAATTAAACACATATTACAAAAAATTTTCGCTTGAAATAATACAGGAAATACTTTCTATGTCTATTAAAATTTCTGGTTCCTGGTCTTCTTTGTCTTTCATAAAGAAAGTAGAATAACCTAAGTCCTGCTGGATTATTAATTCCCGAAACTGTTGCGCCGAAATTTTAAATTTAAAGCCGTTTTTTAATACTACTAACTTCATTTCTATTTTTTCATTTTTAAATAAGTAATAAGCTTTTCGCCTTCTGGCTGTTCGATCGGTTATAAGACTTCTAATCTTTTTGCTATTTGAATCATCTATAGTACTTCGAATCTTTCTACTTCTACGTTTTGATCTGTCCAGAAAGCTTCTGGCTTTCTTCCTACTGCGTAGTAAACATTTTCATACTCTAAGCCTTCTTCCTTACAAAGCTTCTTAAGGTTTGAATAAAACCTCCTGGCAGAAAGTTGTTCTTCTTTAAATTGTCTGAATTCGTAAATTCTACTTCGTGGCATTCTCTTTCTTTTAGTAATTGAATAAATTTGATATAACAGCGCTTTCGTAAGCCCTGTAGAATTTCTTAAAGCTTTTCTTTGGGTCGTGAATGTAGTTATGAAGAAGCGGCGCACGTTTCGCTATATATGCTTCGCCTTCTTCTGTTACATAAATAAGTCCTGCGTGTTTTGGGACTTCTTCTTTCTTTACCATTGCTTCGGGCGTAGCGAACCAGAATCTATTAGGAAGTCTTTTTCCTGTAGTGTCTATGTAGCGAATTCTGGTTCCTATCGTTTCTGTAAAAGTTTCGTTCGCTATTATTGCGCCTGTCTGTCTATTAAATCTTTCGTAAGACCTTATTTCTGTAAGTTCCATATTTATAACCGAATCCCTTCTTCTGTCTACTTTCCATTCTCCTTCTTTCTGTACAGCGATCTTCTTAGATTTTAAGCAGGCTTCGAATTCCTTATGTTTCTTTTTCTTAAAGTCTGCGCGAAAATCTGATCTGCTAATCTTTATTTCTGCTTCGTAGCAATACAAAGAAGTAAGAAAAGAAAGCCAGTCCTGTTCTGAATTAAAATAAAAGGAATTAACTATCTTATAAGGGTGTGACTGCCACAATTCCCAAAGCGCCTTCTGAATAAGTTTTTCTGTAAGATTTGTGTTCATTGCTTTCTTAAAATTTCTTTTAAATATTTATCCGTAATATAAACTACTTCGAAGCCTGTAGCGTTCTCTATTATTATTCCATATTCTAAAGCCTGCAGGTCCGAATTAAGACTGAATCTTCGAACTATCTTTTTTCCTAAATATTCTAAGACAAATAAATAAAGCATAACTAAACAGTTTTATATTCTAGCAAATTGCTTTTTTCTATTTGAGCCTGCACCCTGGAAAGCTGCTTAATAAATTCTTCGTTTGAAGAATGAAGAATTTTAATAGCGTCGTTCTTTTCATCTACTTCTAAGACTTTAAAATAATCCAGCCTTCCCTTTTTGTTAACGAACTGAAAGCGCATTCCTGCAGATATCAAAGTAGGCTTAGTCTTACTTAATACTTTTACTTCTTTGTCTACCATAGCCGCCCCTGTATTTCGTTGTTATTGTATTCGCCTATCATTTGATCGACTTTTTTCTCCTGCGCCTTAGATTGGTTTAAGACTTTATATTCCCGACCTTCATTAAAGTACTTCTTCTGTAGAAGTCGCATAGACTGAAATTCTAAAATAAGCTTATCTGCTGCTTTTAATCTATCCTGTAATTTCATTTATTTAATTTTTCGTTTATAAATCTTAAAGTAATTTTATCTACTATCCATTCAGTCGGCGAATTCATTAAGCGAAGAAGACCTTTCTTTCCTTCGCGCTGCCAGGTCTTAAATGCTACTTCGTAGGAAAGATTATGGCTTCCTGTTATTGGTGTTTTCTTCTTCTTCATTTTAAACCCTTCCTACCTTTTTCTTATATGGAAAAATGCCATAGATAATATAAGCGCCGCTTTGAATTTTTTGCTCCAATTCAGAAACAGTTTTAGGAAGCCTTACGTTCTGTTCGAATAAAATATATACTGCTTTTAAATAATAAAACTGTTGGGCTTCACTTATTTTATATTTCGGATTCTCTACATAATTCTTAGAATCTATTATTTTATGTCTTTCCGCCCAGGTCTTTTTATCGTAGGTAAAATTTCCACAGCCGCAGTAGGTAGAGGCAGAATAATAACCTGGATTAAGAATACTTCTGCTTTCATGGAATTGAGAATAAGAGGCGATCGAATTAAAAATAAAAAGTAGTGTAATCAAATTTTTCATAAGTATTTTTTAGAAGCCAAAAGTTCCTATTAAGGTTCCGCAGCTTTTTAAGATTAAAGAAATAAATAGTACGAATAAAATAAGACAGCCTATAGATTGTAAGAAATTTATAACTGCTTTTTTTTGGTCTTCTTTCATTGAAAAAGTTTTAATTGAACATTATTTTTTAATTCTAACTTCTGTCTTCGGACTGCACTAATAGAAGAAGCCATTATAGAAACGCGTTCTTCCATTCCTTCCAGCCAGTTATTAATTTTTTTTTCGTCTGTCTCTACCCAATAACCAGCACGACCAGCTATAAGAATTCCTGTAGGAAGACCCAGGCGGCGCAAAATATTAACGACCTTACGAACCTGGGCAGAAGAAATTTTAACTTCGTTCGCTAAGCAAATGTCCCGAATTCCAAAATTCGTTATAGCGTAGTCTTCGCCTATCCTATGAACTAAAATTCTGCGAACCATAGGAAGGAAGATATTCTTTTCCTTTTCCGTTAGTGGCGCAGTTATTTCTTCGAATCCCTTTACCATGCTTCTTCTTTATAGATAAAATAGACACAGTAAGCACATATAGCAGCTACAGTAAGCTTAAATAAAAATTCGTACATAGTTGATCGTTTTAATATATTAGTTAGAATAGAACTGATAGCCGCAATTCTTACAGGCAGTATTATTTAATTCGCTGTCGCAGAACTTTGTAGGAACGTAAGCTGGTAATTCGCAGCACTTTTTAGGATTATTTCTAATTTGTCTAACTCCTACAGAACGGTAATCCATTAGTAGAAGATAAACTTTGTGATTTCTGGCTTTTTCTAAAATACTAATTCTGTTCCTGGACATATCTATCTGCCTGGTAAATTCTTGTACTTCTTCCATTTCTAAAAGAACTTCGCTGCTGGCGTTCTTTATCCATTCTATAAAGCCTTCTGAAATTTCGCTTCCTACTGTTTCTTTTATTGATCTCATTCTAAATTAAGTTTTGTTTGTTCGAATTTTGGTTCTGGAATTATAAATCCGCTTTTCTTTCCAGCCTTAACATTTTGAAAAGCTAAGTAGACGCCTTTAAAAATTATATAATCTTCGATCTTCCTTCCCTTAGACTTCTGCTTAGCTTTGTATTCTTCGTAAACTGCTAAGCAGTTAGGTTCGTCTTCTCCTAAGTTTATTCCTTTATCCATACTGCGAAAAAATAATTTGTTTTTAATCTTATTAAGGTGACTGTAACGCCGTTAAAAATTAAGTAAGGGAAGGCGACTGGCTTATTATAAATAATGTCGTAGAATTTTTCTGGTACAATTATAAAGCATTTGTTTTCTTCGCCTTCCCTTCTTTGTGTAGCTTGAATAAAGAACCTGTAGCATAGTTCTATTACCTGTATTTTATTCAAAGTATTTATTAAACTTCGTTCTTAATATCAAAGAAAAGTCCAGTAAGTCTTTTTCTAAGTCGTCGCAGATAGCCCTTCCCTGGACAGAAAGACCTTCTGGGAAGCTTACTTCTGGTAAAGCAGAAGTCAAATAGGAAGAAATAATCTTCTTATCTTTTAAGGCTACCTGGTCTAAGGCTTCCTGCTTCGGCTCTACTATAATCTTCTTAGGTGCTGCTATTGTAGAAGTAGAAACTGCAGGACCAGAAGAAGTCGTAGGCGTCTGAATCCTTTTAGAAAGGTCTTCGCCTGCAGGTCTATTGTTCTGGGCTTCTTTTAATTTTTTCGCTTGTTCTTCTGCGATCTTCGCAGCTTCCGCTTCTTCCTTTTCTTTCTTCTCTTTTTCGAACGCTTCTTTTTCTGCTTCAAAAGCCGCCCTTTCCGCGTCGTGCTTTTCTTTTTCTGCAGCTAATCTTTTAGCTTCTTCCGCTACTCTTTTCGCTTCCTTTTCTGCTTCGTCCGCCTTTACTAAGTCCGTATATTTCTTCTTATACTTTTCCTTTATTATTCCTATTGCGGATTCTGCCTGCAAATTAAATTCTTCGAAGTCGTGTTCTTCCAGCTTCGTAATATCGTCTTTCATATTTTCGGAAAACACCTTCGCTGTCTCTAAAGTCATTAATTCGACTCTTTCTTCGTGGTAACTTTCGAAATTAGAAATTTTGTCTAAATGTTCCTTCTTACGAAGTTCTTCTTCGCGAATTTTTGCCTGCTTTTTTTGCTCTAAAAGCGCTTCGTATTCAGTAACGGAATCCTGCTGCTTCTGTTCTGCTGCCTTTGTAATATCTATAAGCTTATTGGCTAAAGCGCGTATTCCTAATTTCTTTCCTTTTACGTAAGAAGTAATATTAGAAATAATATCCTTTTCTTCATTCTGAATAGAAGTTCTGGCAGTTCTTAAAGCTGTTCGCGCTTTCTTAGCTAAGTCGTAAGAAGCAGAATTCTTCGCTTCTATAAATGGAAATTCTTCTAAAACTTTAAGCTGCTTCGCTTTGTAAGTTTCGTAGTTAGCTTCTATATCCGTTTCGAATTTTACTTCGGGCTTTATAACTTCTTTTTCTTTTAAGTTTGTATCTGACATTTTTAAATTATTAAAGGTTTTATTAATTAAGCGTTTCGTCGTGTCCGCAGCTATAATGTCGCGGCTCTAAAAATTCTAATTCTGGTTCGTTGTCTGCTATCCAATGTTCTATATTTTTTGCGGTAGGCGGCGTAAGTTCTTCTGTAGGAATTTCTAAGGTAGCTATTAAGCCTTCTTTTTTGATCGTTACAGAAACTTCTAATTCGTCGATTATGTAGGAAATATCCATTATTCGAAGTCGCTTTCTGGTGAAGGATTTGCAGGGGCGTTTTCTACTGGCATTCCGAAGTCTGTTTCTGCAGAACCCGTTCCGATCGTAGAAGGTTCTACGTAATTTCCTTTTTTGTGAATTACTACCTTAGTAGCGTTTACTATTGCGACGGTCTTCTTCTGCCCTTCGTTGGTTTCGTAAGACTCATAAACCAGGCGCCCGAATATAGTCGCGCTGTCGCCTTTCTGTAGCTTCTGCATAGTCTTAGAAATATATCCGTAGCCGTCTACTGAATGCCATTGAGTTTCTTGCTGCCATTCGCCAGACTTATCTTTGTAGCTTCTGCTGGTAGCTAAAGAAAGACGGGTCTTACTTCCGCCATTATCGAAGGTCTTTGTTCTGGGTTCCTTTCCTATGTTCCCGTTTAAAAATACGTAATTCATTTCGTGTATTATTTTAGGTTAAAAAATTAGAATTGATTAGGGCAAAGATTATATTCGAAATTATTTACATACTTTTTAGCTTTTTCGAAATTTCCCTTAAATCTTTTATTAAAAAATTTGTGGTTTTCGGCTATTTCTTTTTCTGTTGGATTCAAAAACCCTTTTAATTTCAAATAATGGATAACAGCGTCTTTAATAGTTTTCATAAATATTTATTTTAGGTTTAAAATACCAGGAGCCTAAGCACCTGGCTTATATTATTTATTTACTGCTTACTAATGTGATTCTTCCTAAAGGTATGTCTACGCTAAACATACTAAAATATTTAGCTACTACAGGAAGCGCTTTTACTGTTTCGTCGCGATCTTCGAAAACTATGATATTATCATTACTTTTTTTTCCGTCGGAAGCCAGCGTTCCCATAGCTTCGCATTCAGCTAAAAAATCTTCGTATTCTTTTTCGTATCTCTTAATTATCATCTTTAAAATTTATGTGTTTTATAATAGGTTTAAATAATCCTTTTCGGTTATAGTCTTAGTTCTTTTTAAGAAGCTTAAAAAAAGGTTTTTTCTATTAAGCTGATCTAAGAAATATTTGTACTTTTTAGAAGCTACTAAAATCGTAGATAGTTCTTCGCAGTAAAGGCTTTCTGGAATTGGCTTTCGAATAAAGTAAAAGACTTTTCTTTTTTTGTTTATTGAATATATAATTCTATGCTTCACTTTTACAAATATATGTAAACATATGTAATAATGTAGCAAATAACAACATTATAAGCCGAATAACGTAAAAAACCCAGCAAAACAAGCGTTTTAACTGGGTCATTCGTTGAACAAAACAAAAAAGAATTCTTTACCTGGCGTAAATCTCTACTTCGTAGCCAGCTTTTTTTAAATCTCTATAACTTTCTTCCTGGTCTTTTAGGGAATCGCATATTATCAAAATACAAAGTTCGCCCGAAGTATCTGTAGACCCTGTAGAAGAACCAGAAGAAGGCGCAGAAGTTCCACCGCCTTCGGCTCCGAATAAGTTCTGTAGGTCGAATTTCGCTAAGTCATTATAGGAATATAGTTCTTTTATTTTATCGTAGTCGAAAAATAAATTCGTTTGCGCTACTCTATTGTCGGCTAAAGCTAAGTTCTTAGCTTTCTTAGACTTCGCCTTAATGTCTGTTCGTTTTACGTTTACTAAAGTAGTTCCGTCCGTTTCGATAGTTATTACTTTCGTGTAGCCGCTTTCTTTCGCTTTTTCTACGACTCCATTTCCTGCGATTAAAACGCCGTCCGAAGAAGTTAATACTGATCTTCCAGCGCCAAATTCTTCGATAGATTTTCCCAGTAATTCCATTCCGCGCGAAGTATGCTTATTTACATTCTGGGTATCGAATTTTAAGTCCTCTATGTCTGTTTCGTAAACTACTACTTCACTTTTTTTATTTCTTCTTTGCTTTGCCATTTCGTGCGAATTTTAAATTTTGCTTTTGTGTACACCAGCGCAGATTTTCTGCCCTGTTATCTCTTTTTTTTCCGTTAATATGGTCTACATATTTATAAGTTTCTGGGTCTGGGTTTAAAACGTGTTCTATAGCTACTAATCTATGAATATATCTTCGAACAGTCTGCCCGTTTATCCTAAGCGCTACCATATAATAATTAGAACTTACTATATAAGGTTTTAAATACTTCTGTCGAACAGTAAACTTTTTACCGTTAGAATTTATTCCCTGTCGCAGTTCTGATCTTGCTACACCATTCGAAGAAATAGAGTAGGCGCCGTAAGTTTCTATAATTGGCTTCCATTGCATTAAATAATATTAGTTCTTTCGAATTCTAAAACGCGTCGCGAAATTACATTCGTAATAGCTAAACTTAATTCTTTTCCAATATCATTATTTAAAACTTCTAATTCTTCTGTTAAGTTATCTATAGCATCGTCCAGAAACCCTGTTCTCTTATTATTCTGCGCAAAAGAAAACTTCTTAGAATTCGCTGTTGGCATTCCTTCCTTTTTGTGCTTCTTAGCTGTAGCGAAAGCTGCAGAAAGCGCTTCCTTTTCTGTAAGGTTTTTCTTAAGCATCCAGAAAGCCTGTAAGCCTTGGATATATTTAGAAGTTTTTCCTTTCTGTCCCTGGCCAGGTGCAGCAGTACCAGAAAAAGGAATTCGCGAAGCACCTACACCAGCGTCTACATAAGTTCCATAATCTGCCATAAAAATAAGCCCCTGGACTATAGAAGGAAATTTCTTTATTTCATAACGAACAGAATTAGAAAGGCTTCCTGTTAATTCGTGTCCCTGTAATTTGATCTGTTCGCGAATTTCTTCGACTACCTTTTTAAGAAAAATTTCCAGTTTTTCTTCTATTGCTTTATTTATTAGTTCTAACAGCATTCGCTAATGAGTGTCTTTTTTGTTTCTGAAACTTCGAATTCTCTTTCTATACATTTAAGTTTTTCGCAGAATGTAATTTCCAAATAGCGCCCGTAATACTTTTTCCCGTCTGTCCAATCTGTAGCAGCAGCGCTTAGGTTATTTTTATCTAAAGACTGCTGCAGCTTTCCTGTTAAGGTTTTATCTAAGTCGTAGCCATCTATGATTCCTTCGGATTTTAATTTATTAAGCATAGGCTTAGAAACCCATTCCCATTCTTCCGTAGTATATTCTTTGTAACCTGTTTCCTTATTTCGTTTCCACGGAATAGCGCAGCAAATCTGCGACAAATAATTAAGCCAATGTTTAAGAAGTTCGGAAGTATCGCAATGAATTTCGAAGTCGTTTCTACTTCCACAGTAGCCGCAGTTATCGCAGTCCGTTATTATCGCATCGACTACCATTAATTCGATCGTTCTGCAGTCTTTACCATTACTTCCAAAAAGACCAGAAAGTCTTCCCTGTGGTCTTACGTTCGCTATAGCTGCAGGGAATCTGTCTTTTCCTGCTTTTGGAAGCAGGCTGTAAGTCTTATTAGCAGCTTTTTTTAAGTCTATTCCGAAGTTAGAAAGTTCTATTTTTTTTCGTCCGTCTATCATAACGAAAGAATTAATAGTCTTACAGGCTACTTCCTTTTTATTTCCTTCTGGCGTAGGAAAATACTTAACGCTTTCTTTTAGAAACTTAAGTAGGTGCTTTATCGTAAAATCTAAAGACTTACATTTTTTCATCTTAAAACTATTTTGTAATTATTCCAGAAGGCTTCTTAATTTCTAAGTCGTCTAAGTTCGGAATAAGAAGTTCCTTTTTGTCGCCGTTTACATAATCTAAGAAACGATCGGATAAAGTTATAATAGTGTCTTCATTGAAGACTAATCCTTCTGGCATTTCTACGCCTTTGTCTGCAGCGTTATTTTTATGTATTAAGTTTTGATTCGCAAAACAGTTTGCGGCTAACTGTAGACAACTAAGTCGCGCGTTTCCGTCTCTATTGTTTTGCTGCTCTATTAGAATGTTATAAGAATTCCTGGTCGTTTCGCGAAACTGTAAAAGTTTTTCGTTCATCGACATAAGTTCAATTTCGTACTTCTGTACTACAGACGTAAAGTGGTCTAACTTATTTACATATTCTTTTTGCCCATTAGTCTTAGCTGCCCTTTTTAATTGTCGAACATTGTCGGCTAAATGTTGTCCCTTTGTTTTTTGTTCTGCCATTTTTTTTGATTATTATTTTTATAAATATTGTGAACCGTTTTCTATAGATATTAACTGGATAGCTTCTTCGTAGTTAGCTTTTTTTACTAAGCTAAGTTCTGACTTTTCAGAAGAAGACCTGGAAAAATACTTACCGTTTATAAGTCTTCTATATAGTCCCTTATGTCCTATTCTGGAATTTATTTTTTCATTGATCTTCTTAAGTCTTTCTACTCTATTTTTATATTCGTCGCCCTTTTCTTTTGGTCTGGGTTCTGGCTTTACTTGCGTAAAGTAGAATTTACAGTCTGGATTTTCCGAAAGATTTCGCTGGTATTCCGCAAAAAAAAAAGCGCGTTTAAAGCATCCTGCATTGATATAGAAGCCAGTTCCTTTATTCGATCGTCTACGAATTTATTAAAAGCTATATAGTCGTCTGGTAATTCTTCGCCTTTCTTCCTGCAAAAAATAGCTATCTTCTTAAGGTTCTTTTTGTAGGAAAGCGCAGCCTTTACTTTGTAGCCTTTTATACTTTGCCCTGTCGCCTGCTTATAGTCTTCTTCGTCGTTCCTTCCTTTTATTGCTTTATTGTAATAGTCCTCTACTACGAAAACTTCTACGTTTTCCTGGACCGTTAAGTCTGGGTTCTTCTTTTTGTTTAAAACTTCGTCTACTATAAAACAGGGAATAACGTAAGTCGTTCCGTTTACTTCGAATTCTAAGTTCTTTCCGTCTTCCTTTGCTATTGGTTCGTAAGAAAAAATAACTGTAAAAAGATATTCGTATAACCCCAGAATTGAAATAGTAAGCTTTCCGTTTTGCCATTTTCGAAACTTATCTAAATGTTCTTCCATATCGCCAGAAGGAACTTTCTTAGTCCAGTTTATCTTATCGTTCTGGACTTCGAAATAAGCGAAAATCGCTTCCCTAACCATTTTTAAATACTTAGGCTTATAAAGTGATAAGGGAAGGTCTTCGGCTTTTATTTCTTTTCCTTCGCGCTTAGACATTTTTCGCGCTTCCTTTTCTCTTTTCTTAAATACACTAACTAAGTAGTTGTTTATTCTGGCAGCGTGTCCAGACAGTTCTTCTCGCTTTTCGAAACTTATATCTGCGGCCGAAGCAGGAAGAAGTAGTTTTCGAAATATTTCTCCTGTCTTCGGGTCCTGGACCTTTGCTACTATTCTGCTATTCTTCTTCTTCTCCATTTTGAAGCTTTAATAGCTGCGCCCTTACTGATTCTTTAAACATTTCTAAGCCGCCTTCTGCTTTCTTTCCGATTTCTACTTCGAAGTTTTGCTTTGCGTATTGAACTACAGCTTTATAGTTTTTAAAGTGCTTAAGAATTTCTGGTTCTTCCATATCGTTAAGCGCAACTAAAAGCTTTTGTTTTTCCAGTTCTTCTTCTGTTATCTCTACGTTTGGTTCTTCGATTTCCTTTAATTCTTCTACTTCTTCTAAATCTTCCTGCCCTAATGTTCTTACGCCTTGGTTCTGGAATGTTTTAAGGTGCGCGTCTTTTTCGTAGTGGTGTTCGTTATCCGCAGCACGATTCGCGCCCGAAAGTCGTGCCGCGCTGGCTAAAAAATCCTTTTCCGTTAAGTCTGTAGATTCGTATTCTACTTTATTTCCTCTAAGATTAGTAGGAACTATTTTAGAGTTAGCCGCTTCCATTGTTACGGAATTTTTCTTAGTTCCGTCTTTTACTTTTTGAATTTCCGCACTTACTGAAAAAGGTGCGTCATTAAAAAATCTTCGAATTAAAGATTCTGTTTCGTTTGCTGCAGTAAAAGACCCCAGTTCGTTAGATGACTTATAAAGTTCTGTGTAGAACTCTAAAGCCATGTCTGCTAATTTTGCTTTTGTTCGTGACATATTTTTTATTTAATCGTTTAAGTATTTTTTAATTCCTGCGTAAAGCCTTCTTCGTTCAATTACAGATAAATAGATTTCTTCGTTTTGTAAATGCTTTTTATAAAAAGCCCAAAGGGAAGAATAAGAACCAGTCCAGCCGTATTTATCAAAAGCGTCGTTATTATAAACTGATCTTACAGCGACTTCTTTACTTCTAAGGAAGCTTAAATCTGTTCCAGTCTTAGCTACTACTTTTCCCATAATAAGACCTTCGCCGCCTAAGTCTTTTCCGTTGTGGCAGCTTTCGCAGTTTGCTTCGAATAAGTCCAGCCAGTCGTAGAAATTTTTATCCATTTCTTTACCGTTCGCCCAAAGCTGAAAAGGTTGATTTCTGGAAACTACGGATTCTTCAAAAGTCACTAAAAGAATAGTTATCCTTAAAGCAGTTACTTCGTCGTCGCCAAATATGATAGCCATATAATTTTTATATACTGGATTATTTCGAACAGAAGTCCAGTCCAGGTCGTGCGCAAAAAATCCGAACTGCTCGGAAGCCTGCCCTGTTAAATCTGTAATACAGTCGTGTAAAACTCTTTTTCTGTAAACGCTGTTTTCTACCTGCGGCGAATTTATTTTAGGTGCATCTACTATAAATTCTTTAGGAAAGTATTCTGCCCTTCGTCTTACTCCATTTTCGTCTGTGTAAGTTCCTGTTCCTGCTTGTATTCCTTTAGGTGCTAAATGATTTCCTTTAACGTGGCAGGAAGATTCGCACGAAGTAGAAGAAAAAGCAGCTAAGGCTTCGTCGGAAAAAATATAGGCTCCACCTTCTACGGCGGCGTCTATATTGTAAATCATATTTTTGTAAGTGAAAGGAAGTTTATTAATATCCTGCTCTATTCGATATTTTTTCCTTCTTTGGTCTGTGTCGCCTGGCATTGCAGAAAGCCCTAAAACAGTAGCGACAATTATAGTAATTAAAGTTTTCATGTTTCAAAGATAGGATAAATTTTTATTTTCTTAATTTGTTCTAACTCGCCTTAGCTTCGCGCCCTGCTCCTTCGAATTCAATTATACAGGTAAAGACTGCCATAATAAGGCAATCTACTTCTTCATCGTGTGAAACCCTTGGGAATGAAAGAAGAACTTTTAGGAAGTCGCTTAAGTAATTTCCTTTTACGAAAACTACGCGCCCAGACTCTAAATACTTAAGTATAAATCGAAGCAGCGCTTCCTTATCGCCGCCAGGGTGTGTATAGTCTATAGTATTCATTTTGTAAGTCGTCCTTAAGTGCTGACCGATCGACAAACCAGAAGCCTTATTTTCAATATAGAAAGAAGACTTTTCTTCGTCTTTTTCTATTAGCCAGCTTCGGGCTTCTTCTATTGCTTCGTCGAATTCTTCCCAGAACTTCTTAAAATCCCAAATGTAAAGAATGTCTTTGTATAGCTTTACTTCTAAAAGTCCAGAAGGGTCGTTCTTCTTTTTCTTAGTATATGCCATGTCTCCGAAGAATCCCGATTCTTTTCCGAAGACCTGGACAGGAACGTCCGCCCTGTTAATTACGTGGACCATTTTCTTCTTAAGAATATTTCCTTCTGGTGCAGTTGCCGACTGCCCAAACTGCGCCGTAAATTGAATAGAAGACATTTTCTTTTTCTTCGCGTCTATCGCTTTTTTACCCAATCTAATTGGGTCAAAATATCCGCCAATATATCGCCGCTTGTATTTCGAAGGAACGACTTTATAGTCTGTAGTAACTGGAAAAACTAACTGCTTTACATTAGGATATTTTTTAGCGATATAAGCAGAAGGGTCGTTTTCGTGTAGGCGCTGCATTATCAAAACTAAGGGCGTAATTAATTCGTTTACTTTCCTGGTATCCAATACGTCTGGAAAGAATCTATTTGTCTTACTTAAAACAGCTTCCGAAAGAACGCCTTCTGGGTCTATTGGGTCGTCTATAATATGAATGTGCGCGTGAACTCCAATAGGCTTAGAACTTACTGCAGTAGTTATTCTTTCGCCGCCCTTCTGGTTCGCGTAATGTGTAACGGTGTTTTGGTCGTCCCTTAATTTTATTTCGTCGCCGAATAAATAGTAAAATTTTTCGGACTCTATTACGTCCCTTGACTTTCTTGAATTCTTTGTAGCTAAGGTTATGTTATGAGAACCAGAAAGAATAATTATCGTCGGATCAATTAGCCAAAGCCAAACAGGGAAAAGCTGCGAAGCAATAATAGACTTTCCTGTTCCTGGTGAAATATTTATAGAAAGGTCGTGCGGCTTCTCTTTACGATCTCTAATAGATTCGCCTAAAAGCTGTAGTTCGTCGCAAAGAACTTTCTGGGACCAATTTTCTGAAAGTTTTTCTGTAGATACAACTTCGAAGAATTCCTTAAAAAAATGATGAAAAGATTTTCTGCTTTTTTCTGCCCTCTTACTTAAATTATTAAGTATTTCCGCTTTGCTTTTCGCCGTTATCAATTTATTCTATCTTATTGACTTATTCTTTTTCCGCCGATAAAACGCGCTGCGGAATACCATTTAATTGAAACCCTATTGTTCTGGTTTCCGCCCAGGACTAAAATTCTATTTTCGTCTGTAGCAATTACTAAGCCTACATGACCTTTCCAGGAAGAAAGGCTTTCGCGCCAAAATACAACGATATCGCCGAATTTTAAGTCCTTATAATCTTTTATAGATTCGTAGCGCTCTAATTGATTATAAAAGTTTCTGGCCACAGTAGGCTTCTTTGGAATCTCTATTCCTAACTTATTAAGCCAGTAAGCCATTATTATTCCGCACCAGGCAGCACGACTGTCGTCCTTTACGTGCGGAAGGTGTTTCTTTATTAGCTTAAGAATAAATTCGTTCGAATCTGGTCCTTCTATTTCGGAAAGTCCAAAGTCCTGCAGCGCTGTAAAAATTAGCTGGTGTCTAAGTTCCATTTTGTAAACTTTTAGCGAAGTGGAATAAAATTAGGGTACAAAGTTTAGAAGCTACTATTTCATAACGTAAGGCTAATTCTTCTAATTTTTCTTTGCGTCTTTTTGTAATAGGTCTTTGGGTAAAAACTTTTTTCTTTATTCTTTTATATTGGGAAGTCGCGCCTGTCGCGTGATTAAATGCCAGTTTTTTATTAATGTATAGTCGATCAATTTCGGAATTAAGAACTTCCTGTATTTTTAAATCGTGCATTAAAATAACCAGCTTAATATTTTTAGTGATTCGAAAAGCCTGGTTAATTTTTTTCATTAAACTTTTTTACTAAAAAGTAAGCCCGAACGAATCCAGACTTACTTCCTTTATAACCTAAATAATAACCGAATGTCGAACGGTGTTACTGCAAATATATACCAATTTTATTATTTATTTCTGTGCGGCTTAAAATTCGCCCTTCATTTAGGAGCCGAAGAACGTCCTTCGCGTTTTTAATATATTCGCGCAGTTCGGGCTTTGATAGCTTAAGAATCCTATATTTCTTAATAGCTTCTCTTATTTGTTCGTTCCAAATTTCTAAGCTATACCGATCTATAAAGCCATTCTGCATTTCTTCATCTTCGCGCCTTCTATTTGAATATTTTTCCTGTTTATGGATATTCCAGACATTAAAACGAAAGGCTACATTTACGGCGACGGGTATTACGTGTCCTGCTTCGAATTCCCTGCCCTTACTTCCAGCTAAGCAGTTAAAGTTTTCGTCTAACTTCATTACTATTTTAGAAATTATGTGCTGTAGTTCTGCTTCTAAATTAGATTTTTCGGAACGACTTTTCGTAAATGGATTTAAGCCTTTTTTCGACTCTTTATTCTTTCCGTATAAATCCGCGAAATATTGATCTTTACATTTTTCTTTTCCGCAGGGCTTCTTTTTATTTACTGGTTTACGCGCAGCATTAGCGCGAACAGTAGAAGAATATTTTTCGCCACAATATCCGCAGACATATTCTTTTTCCCTTCCTAAATTTATTCCTGTTCTTTTCATTTAAAGTTATTTTTTTCTTCCAGGCGTTTAATTAGTTCCTTTTTTACGTTCTTCCTTTTACCTCTATTTGGTTCTGGAATAATAAGTCCTAAAAATTCATTTCCGAAGCGTATAGATTTTTCGATAAGATTAGACTTCTGGTCTATGTCTGCCCTGGCAATAGACGGCGGACCTTTTTCTATAAGTCCGCCTTCTAAAATAAATTCGATTCCGTTATCTAAGAACTTTTCTTTCAGAAACTTAATAACTTCCTTTTCGTCTTCGTCGTTGTCGATCTGAATCTCTGTTCCTTGCAGAATCATTCCGTACATTATCCAGGGTATTATTACGCCGAAAAAATAGCCTAACTGATCGCCAGTTTTCGGAAGGTGGTCTTTACGAACTATTATTTTTACTTCTGTGTCTTTGAATCGTTCGCGAAATTGTATTTTCATCTGCTGGCGTGTATAATTAGCCAGAACTAAATTTCCTTCTAAATCTATTCGACCCCTAAAAGCTAAATTTCTACTTTTCATAAAAGAATTTATTTAAAGAATCATTTACTTTTCTACTATGTTCTAAGTCTACCTGGTAGAATTTAAACTTCCCTTTGCGCTCTACTTTAATCCAACCAGTAAGCGAAAGCCTTCTTAAATTTTCGGCTACTTGTGGCTGGTCAAAATCCCTAAGCCTTATTATTATTTCTGTTTGGTTCATTCTTCCGTCTCTTTCCAAAAGCGAAAATATTTCCTTCGCTAAGTTTCTGCTGGTAATTGCGCGAAGCTTAAGAACTGCTTTGTTTAATTTATTAGTATCTATGACAGAATGGAAATAAGAATTCTGTCTAAATCTAAAGTTTAAGTTTTCTTTTCTTTTTTGTACGTTTTCAACATTTTGCATCTGTGTAATAGTTTTAGTGATTTGAATTAAATTTTGAACAGTTATTATTAGTTATGTGTAAACTGTTGATAAGTTACCTAAGTGCCTATAAATAAAAGAATTCTACCTGTTTAAAACATTGTTAATAATTACTAGAAAATGTTTATAAACTTAGTTTTTCAACAATAAGTAAAATAATTACTGCGCTTTTGTGTGGATAACTTAGCATAATAACAAAGTTATTAACAGGGTTTTCAACAGTTGTTTAAAACAGCCGAAGCTCTGTTCTGGGCTTCGGCGTTCTGCTGTTGGAATGTGTTTCGTCTCAATTAAACGCAGACCTTATTTTAGCCGAATAAATCTTTCGCCTGCTGGACTATTCCGATTCTTTCCTCTACTACTTCGGCGTCTGCTATTGGTTCGTCGATTATGTTTACTGTAGCGCTTTCGCCTTCGATCTTAGTAGAAGAAGCTGGATTATAATTTCCTTTTATCGCTTCTATTTTAGCGGCGAAAGAAGAATTTTCTACAGAACTATAGTCTGTAGAAACTGATTTCATAAGGTGCGGAAGATGGAAAGTTAATATTTTCCTTATTCCGTGGAATCGAAGCTTATGTTCCGAAGAAATTTTAAGCGCATTCGAACCCTTATTATTTCCGCCTTTTTCTAAGTTTCCGACTAATATTGAGTCGTCCGCCCTAACTTCTTCTACATATACTTTACCTTCTGGTGAAGTAATTGTTACTGTACAGGTTTCTACATTTCCGTCGTTAGAATCTACGTAAGTAGGAACATAGTTCTTTTCCGTTAGTATTGCGATCATTCCTGCGCTGTGCGGCTCTATTCTTCCATTAATAGAATAAAGTGTCGTAATACTTCGAATAGGCGTAAGTCCTATTTCTTCGCCAGCTTTCATTATAGTATAAATTTCGTGGGCGTTTCTATTCTTTCCAAAGACCCCAGAATCTGCGAATTCCTTCGCTACTCTTAAGTCGTGCCTAAGAATTGCTTCGCGTTCTCTTATGCTGTCGTATTGCGTAAGTTCTAAATTCTTTTCTATTAATGCTTTTCCAGAAGCTTTTAGCTTTTCGATCTTTGCTGCAGCGGCTTCGTACATTGCTTTAAAATCTTGTCTGCTATTAACTTCTTCCGTAGGGTTCGCAGGAGCCGCGTTATTATTTTCATTTTGTGACATTGTAAAAATTTTAGGTTATTTAAGTTGTATTTTGATATTAGCCTTTACTGGCGAAGGCTCCTTTCTGTAGTCATCGAATCTAACGTCTGGGAATTCTATCTGCAGTTTTTTCATATCGAAAGAACCTTTTCGTTTTGTTGGTCCCGTATAGCTAATATTAAACAGGGGCGTTTTTATAGACTTTATTCCTTTATCTTCCATAGACATAAGAAGCGATTCTTTCGTCTTATCTATCTGTTTTTCAATATCCTTAATATTTCTTAGATAGTCGTTTAAAACTACCATAGCTTCGACTTCCTTAACTTCCTGCGCGTTCATCGACCAGGTTTTCATTTCTATAAAGTCGAAAGAATCCCAGAATTCGTTTAATTCTCTTAAGCCTTTTTCTAACTGTATAATTATAGGGGCGTAATAAATTTCTTCTAATTGCATCCTGGTAATTCTTTCTTCTTCTATATCATTAAACGAAGATTCGCTTAAGCCTTTAGTGTCGTAATGATATAAGAAAAGCGGAAGCTTAATTCCATTGTATTTCTTAATCATAAAGTGCCAGGCGTTCTGCTCCTTATAAGATTCTTCTTCCTTTTCGATCGAATTAATAGTAGATTTAAGTTCTATCCATTCTTTAGAAGTCGTATAGTCGATATGGTTATAAGTCGTAAAATTATCGAATTCCGCGCCGTAGTAAATAGGATTATTTTTTACTGTAGAATCACTTTCTAAAAGACAATCTGTTAGCCTGTCTTCTACATCTAATCCTAAGCGCATCTGCGGAACGCTTATTTCTATTCCTTCGACTAAGCCTTTAATCTGTGCTATCCGTCGAAGGGCGTTCTGCGAAAGCGAACCTGTAAGCGCAAAGTGATAAATCCAGGAAGCATCGGAAGACCCGAAGCCCTTTTTTCTAAAATCTGTTCCTTCCATTTTTTTAATTATTATAGGTTATAAAAATAACCAGGACGGAAGCCCTGGTTCGTGTTTATTTATGCTAAGTTATATAAGCGCTATTGCTTTCTATTACAATTATAACGACTATATCTGTAAATTCCTAATAATATTTACAAATAATACATATATAACGTAAAAAAGCCCGAAAGCGTAAGCTTCCAGGCTTTCTGCACTTCTGCAAAGACTTGTTTATTCTTCTATGTCTGTTTTATTTATTTCTTCTTCTGCTTCGTTTAATTCTTTAGTAGGCGTCATTCCTGGAATAAATTTCTTCATAGTTTCAAGTAATGGAAGCCCTGTACTGTGGCTTATATGCGTGTATATAGAAATTAATTCAGAAGCTATCATATAGCCGAAAGCAGCCTGCACTATTTTTATTTCTGGTTCTGTTATCGTAAGGTCTGCTATAATGTGCGCTAATATCCAAGCGGCTAAAATACCTACTACATACTGCACTACTTTATTGATCGTCTTACGGAACTTTGTCGGGTCCATTTCTTCATTCCTTCCGAGTATTGCAGCAGAAACGCCTACTACAATGTCCAGCAAAATAAGCAAAAAAGGAATGTACAAATAGAACCAAATAGGCGACATTAAATTAGCTAAGAAAGCAAATGAAATAGAACCAAAAAGTTTATATAATCCTGTTGTATTCATTTCTTTAGTTTTAATATCCGTAATGTAGTTCGAATTCGGAAAAAGCTTCTGCGTTTCTTGGGTTTCCATCTTCGTCTATGGTTTGATAAGTGACAAAAATATTGTGAATTCCTACTCCTGGAAAAGTTACTGTAGTGTTATTGTTTTTGCCGAAACCTATAACTGAATTATCTACAGTTCCGTTAAGCGAATAAGTATAAGAAGCGTCCGAACCTGCCTTCTGTCCATTTGCCCTTTCCAGTCCTATATTCATTCTTATATCAAAATTATCACAGCCAACCGTATGTGCCAAGGCTTTAATAACTATGTGCGCTGTTCCTAATCCGTCTGGCTGTGCTTTTACTTCTTTTGTAAGCCAACCTAAAAGACCGTTCTTTCTATTCTGTGAAAAGGTTAACGGCGTAATATATTGGTTCGTTGTCGGGTCCGCGCCCTGTCCCATATCTGCTAAATCAAAAGCCCACCATTCGAAAACAGACCCGTTTCCTGCATTGAATAAATAGGGTCCGCAGGTAGCTACAGGACCAGTAAAAGTTATCGTAGAAGGGTCTGGAAAGTTTAGAGTCCAGCCTATCGGACTATTTGGCTGGTTCCAGCCGACATTCCTCATATTTTGAATAACAGCAACAAATGGAAGAAAAGTATTTCCTACACAGTCTACGCTTTTAGGTTCTAATAATAAGGAAGCCGAAACATTTCCTGTAGTAGCCATAATTGGTCTACAAATCGTATCTCGAATATTTTCTGTTCCGACTATAGGACATTCGTTCGAAGTTTGTCCTTCGCAGCTTCCGCCTGCATATGGTTCTATAATTAATTCCATTGCAAAGCTTCTGGCGTCGAAATTGCTTTTATCGCTTATAAATGCGTTTCCGTTAAGGCTAGAAAATCCTGTAGCTGCGTAAACATATCCGTTAGCAAAAGCCCAGGCTTCCTTATCGAATTTCCAGTTTGAAGCTTTGCCTTCGCAGTTCGAAAATACTGCTGTAGCTGGTGTAATGAAATTAAGAATAGATTTCGTAGGGTCTGCTAAGTCGGAAGACCAGGTAGACACAGCGCCGCCAGTTAAACCCGTAACTGTTTCCTGCAAAAATTCTGCAGTAGATTCATTATGTAAATATATTTTTGCGCCTGCGCATTCGCCGCAAATCATTTCGCTACCGTCTGGCTTAGCGTTACAGATAGCGTTAGCCGCAGAAATTCCCGTCGAAGCTGGGTCTGTAAGCTTAGCGGCCGAAACTGGTCCTGCTGCTGGTTCTGTTATCGTTACTATGTCGTCTACTTCTGTGTCGCCTACAATTCCGTCGCCGTCGCCGTCGCCTACTACAGTAGCTACATTAGCTAAAGTTCCGTATCCGCTGCAGGTAACTTCTGCGCTATATTTTAAAGTTTGACAATTTGGAGCAGGAAGCGAAACAGTTCCTAAATCCCAGACTATTTGATCGTTTGAAAAAGTCGAAGTTCCTACAGAAGTAGAAGAAATAGTTATTCCATTTCCAAAGCAGGAAGCGTCTATAGGGTCCGTCATAGTAGCTAAGTCTACGTCGCCGTCGCTGGCTGCGTCTATACATACTACTATTTCGAATTCTACAGTTTCGCCGATCGAAAATTCCGAACCGTTAGTAATTATTTTTTCAATCAGTAGAAAACCCATAGGCGGCTTAGTGTAGGCGAATTCGTGTTCCTGTGGGAATTCCATTTGGCCGCAGCACATTAAATAAGGTATAGTATAAAGACCTGTCTTACATTCTTTAAGCTTATAGCTTACCGAACCGTCTACATTTACTTCTATTGAAGTAAATTTTTCGAAGTCTACCTTATCGTAATCCAGTTTATATGTAGTAGGTCCAAAACTGCATTCTGTGTCGTTTCCTGCTAAGTCGAACATACCTTCGCAGTTATTAGTTTCTTCGAACTCATATACTGGATAACCTACGGGGCTTTCCTTAGAAGGTAGACAAAGTTCTTTTATAAATTCTTCGCACGTTACAGGGTCGTAAGTTATAGAAATTTCTGTTTCTAATCCATCGCCTACGATTGGGTCTATTAAGTAGCAGGTGTCCTGCAGTTCGCAATACTTAGGCATCACTAAAGTAGTTCCGTCTGCAAAAGTTATAACTATGTCGCCTTCTTCGTAAGGTGTTTCGTTACTGTCTTCGCCTGGTCCTTCTGCTGGTGCCTGTGTCGCGAAAGTATTTTCGTCTTCGTGTTCGTGTTCTGGTAAAGCGCCTGCGCCCTTAATGCAATTTAAAAAGTTAGCAGTAAATTGATCTGCAGTATTAGCGCCTACGATTCTTTCCCAGGTGTAATTCTTTCTATTGATTCTTACATAGGTGTCGTAATAAGAAATAGCTAAAGGTGTAGAAATATAATCTATTACAGTTCCGTCTTCGGCGTTAACCAATTTAAGACCCGTAAAGTCATAACCTACTTTTCCTGTTTCTTTACTTACGTCCTTCACGAATTCACAGTTTGAACATTCGAAAGAGATGTAAGGGTATTTAGTTTGTCCAAACATTGCGGAAGAAACTAAAACCAGTAATAAGATTAAAATTCTATTTTTCATTTTTATTAAAATTTATTAATTACAGTTTGTGTATTTTCTTAAGCTTTGGTCCCTTGCTATTCCTGTATAGCCTGTAGTATATTTTATTTGATACCTACATTGTTTAGGGTCGTAGACGGCTTCTAATACTACGCCTATCATATTAAATTTTTTGTAAATAACGCTATCGCCTTGCGCGTGTCTGCAGACTCTTTCTGCTACTATTACTTCTTCGTCGTCGTCTTCGAATCCTTCGGGCGCTCCGAAGTATTCCCTAAGTTCTGCCCATTCTTTTTCCGTAGCTATAAAAGGCGTAAATCCTGCCTTACTTGGGTCTTCGACCCAGTTAACCTTTACTGGATAGTTACTTAAATCTTCTCTGTTAAAAGTGTCCCTAAAATGATTCGAAGGTAAATTAAAATATATTTGCGAAGCGTATTCCATAGAACCTAATTCTTCTGCTATTACTTCCATCTTATAAACGTGTCCGCCGTTCTCTACGCTTTGGTTATGCCCGTGGTATTTCCCTAAAAGTAAGTGTATCGCCGCTTCATGAACAACTACGCGAAAATCGTATTCCCAATAATAACCAGGAATTCTTTTGTTTGCGTTCGTTTCATACCATCCGAAATTCATAACAGGATTATTTTTATCTAAAAAATAAACGTGCTGTATATGTGTTCCTAAGTGCGACCAGCTTCCGCCTGGTTCTGTACTTATTGGAAGGTCTGCTTCTAAATGATTTTCTACGAAAATAAAATTATATTTCATTTTCGTATTTATAAATGCTAAGCCGTCCTTTACTTGCTGTACAACTTCTGAAGGATTCGGACTTCCGTCTTTCATAGGAATAAAGCCGTAAGTATAATCCTTCGCAGGAAGCGGCTTAGGTAGAAGCTGTTCCATTCCTTCGAACGCAGGCGGATTTACGCAGGTAAACATTTCTTCGTCGAATACCTTTTCTAAGTTTTTCTGATCGTCTTTGCATCCGATCAACAATAGAAAAGAAAATAATAGCAGTAATAACTTTTTCATAAATTTAATTTTGTCTTTTGGTTTCTTTAATTTCTTCTTCTTCCGTAAAACTTAATAGCTTTTTTTCTGCTTCTTCTTCTGCTTCTTCTATTCCTTTTTTATAAGAATTTATTTCTGGAAAAATTTCGGCGCCTTCTTCTGGTTCTCCTATTCCGTAAAATAATCCGCCGAAGTCGTCTGCTAAAATCCAAAAAGGTTCTACTGCGCTAAGTCTTACTGCAGTAAGTTCGTTACGTGGTTCGAACTCATAAGAAACAGAAGGATATAAGGAAGGCGCTATTCTTCCGAAAGCGGAAGTTTGCGCCCCTACAAATCTATAACGAACGCGAACCTGCTGCTGTACCGTAGCGCCTGCAGGAACATTTAATCTTTCGTAATAATAGCTTCCAGGGTGTTTAGTTTGATATTGTTGAACAGGAATAACGTCTGGGTTTGTGTCGTTTCTTTCGTCTTCGTGTATTCTCTTAATTGCGTTAACCGTAAGAACAGCAGCGCCGTTTATTAATATCCTAGCATCTATATATATATCTGCTCTCATTCTTCTAATTTGCGTATAATAGTTTCCGAAGTCTACGCTTACAATCATATCGGTAACACAGTCTGGCGAAGTCCTAGCGGCTCCTATATTGTCCCAGTCCAAAGTAGTAAGACCTATGTTTCCGTTTTCTACAGGTGTCCAGGTTCCTAAGGCCCAGCCGTCCCTTACTGATCTGTGGAAAGGTCCTGCGCATCGATCTTCTTCTAATGTCTGCAGTATTGAACAAATGTCTATAGAACCAGCTACGCCACTAATAGATAAATTACAACCAGAAAGACTTAGGTTCTGTATTTCGTTCGCTGGGTCGTTGTCTAAATTTTCTGGAATAAAGTCGGATAAAAAATCTTCCCAGCCTTCACAGGCGAAAACTTCTTCGCAGGAAAACGCAGAAGAAGTTTCGCAGCAGGATTTTTCGAAAGTAATTCCTTCGCCTTCTGTCTGTGAAAAAACAATAGAAGGAACTAATAATAAAAATATAAATAGCTTTTTCATATTACGTTAAAGTTTGCTGAAATTAATACTTCTACATTACATTGATATTCTGTTCTTCCGTCGCTCCAATTAATCCAGCCTTTCAAAGTTACGCTTTGAGTTTGCCCAGAAGAAAGCCCTGTTACTGTATCGTCTTTATTAAATATGTGCGTATCGCCTGCGCTATCTACTACTTCAAAAAATCCGCCCCAGCCTAAAAGGTTTCCGCCTAAGAAAATGTCGCCCTGCTGCGTTCCAGAACCAGGAGCAGAAGAAAAGAACGTAGCGCCTATTTTCGTAGCTGCGCAGGTTTTCGAGTCGCCAAATTCTTCTACTAAACAATCGCAGCCGCCTTCGTCGTTTGGTGTAGGTGTCGTTCCTTCTGGGCACCTAATAAATACGCAGGGGTCTTCCGTAGGTTCTTCTTCTCCTTCATCTTCGCAGCACGAACCACAGATAGAAAGTTCTACATTTTTTAACTTTATTCCTTCGCTATAATAAGCTACGCTTCCGTCGTTATAAACAAATTCTAAGACTGGCTTTTCATCGTAGCACCAGGCAGAATTATTCCAGCTTCCATAAATAGAATTATAATTTCCGCTACAGTCCGAAAAACATAAGTCTTCTTTTTCTATTACTTCGCCGTTTAGGTTTCTTATTACTTTATCTTCGCCTACACATAGGACCTGGCAGACTTCTACTTCTACTTTTTTAAATTCGTCGCCGCCGCCGCCTAAACAGGTTTCTGTTTTTCCGCTTTGGATATAATCGCCAGTAAGAGAAATTAAATCGTAAGTAATAACAGGACCTAAATTCGTTCCGTCGTAAATCCAGCAGACAGTATTTCCGCTTACAGAAGAAAGGCTTTGCTGCATAGGAATAATAAGTTCGCAGTTTTCTTCTAAAAAGTCTTCGAACGTATAACATACTTCCGAACCAATAGCAGGAACAGGGTTCTGTTCGTCGAACAAACATTCTGGACCATCTAAATTCCATCCGATAGTTAATTCTTCCTTCGCGCATCCAGAAAAAGTAGATAAAGTTTCGAAGTCCTGTTCGTCCAAAATTTCTTCCGAGCCGTCGCAGTTTTTAACGTCCGAAACTTCGCCTGTGTATTCTTCCCATTCGTCGGACTCTAAAACAGTAATGTCGTTAGAATAGTAATCCGTAGCTATAATATTTCCTTCGCAGTAGCTTCTATTAAGCCAAATTTGGGTAGGCGGCTCTGTGTTAAAAACGCAAATTTCTTTCTGTACAGTATAGCAGTTAGATTCGAATTTTGGCAATTCTCCAAAATCGAAACCGCATCTTTCGGCGCAGTCTATCCATTCTTTGTCTGTACTTTTATAATTAAGTAGTTCGTTTTTTGTTTTTCCGTTTTGATCTGCTAAAAATTGGATAAAGTCTTCGATTGGTGTTCCGTCGGTTTTCGTATATTCTACGTTTACTATTTTTCCATTTACCTTCTTATAGCATTTTAGAAATTCCGTAGGCTTATCCGCCCTTCTGAAAGTAGGCATTAAGTCAATAGTCTTTCCTACGTGCTTAGACCAGCCAGGCTTTCCGCAGGTATTTTCTAAATACGTAGCGCGTATAGGTCCGTAAAACTGGGCAGTTAGTCCACAGCTTACAGTTTTCGTTATTCGCCAGGATTTTTTACCAGCGTTAAAGAAGTAAAATCTGTCTGGAAAATTATCGTTCGCTACTGGAATCATAGAAGTTATAAAGTTTTCATTCCAGGAACAATGTTCTATTTGAACATTAGGATAAAGAACATTATTATTTTGATACATTACAGCCTCGTATTCCCAAAGACCCCAGAACATATTTATAGCTTCGTTTCCTACGCCGTTTATAAATCCGCATTCTTTGTCTATTGCGCTGTTATCGTATTCTATGTCCGTTAACCAAATTACGCAGCATTCATTGAAATATTCAATTTCACATTTTCCAGGAATAATATTTTTGCATCCTGTTTCTATTTCTTGGAATTCTTCGTCCTTCCATTCGAAGCAGCCGCAGTCTTTACCGTTTAAGAATTTTTGATAGACTATTTTTCCTAAGTCTATAGTATCACAGGAAGGCAGGTATTCGCCTTCTGGTGTTTGTATGCTTCCGCCTATTCCGCCGCCAGTTCCGATCTGTGAAAAAGAAGCGAAAGAAATAAACACGAAAAATATATTAAATAATAAAGACTTCATTTTTTTGGTTTTAAAAAGTTCCGACCGCTGCTTCCAGAAGTCGGAACTAATAACTTATTTGAGAACTTTTTTTATGCGTTAATTCCGTTGACCTTAACATAGCCTGGCTTCTTTATATCTTCCGCCGTAGCTAAAGGATATTTGCCGTTCACATCGTTTTTACCAGGAACAGGATTTGCCGCCGCTTGAATATTTGCGATTCCAGTAATAGGCGCGCCGTTAAAGTTCAAAGTTTGACTTTCGTAAGGCAATAGAATCAAATGTCTAACTACGTCTGGTGTCGCTGCGTCTGCGTCGTCGTCTACATTCAAAGTAAATAAGACTGGAAAGTCTGCAGTATTTGAAAGCGTTAGTCCTGTAAGGTTTGCTGGGTCGCCTGCTGCGTCAGTAAACGGAATAGGTCCGCTTTCTAAATTTTCAGCATTAAAACACATAATACAATTCAAGACATTAAAATCGCAGTTAAGCGAAGGCGAAGAAAAAATAACGCCGCCTATTCCGCCAAATGAAGCCAATGCTAAACCTGTAGGAACATCATTTGCAATCATTCCGACCGCAAAGCATAAAAGCGCAATTATAGCGCAGAATAAAAAACTTTTGTTTTTAGAAAAAATAGATAACATAGTATTAAATTTTAATTGTTTACAAAATTGATCTTAACCAGACCTTTCTTAGAAATAGTTTTCTTAAGGTCTAAGTCTTCGGGCTTTGAATTTCCAGAAGCAGGCGCAGAAACTATTTCTGCTTCATATCCTAAGTAATTATTTTCGCTGTGTAAAGTCATAGTTTCACCAGGAGCCAAAAGAATAAAAGAAGTTCCTGTAGGTGTAATTAATCCAAGTCGAACCCATTCCACGCCAATATTAGAAACATGAATAGAATCTTTAGGCGAATTAAACATATTTACGCCCGAAGTATTTCCAGAACTTTTGTCGTAGCAGAAAATACAGCTTGCTGCGTCTTCGTCTTCGTCAGTAGTTCCGCAAATTTCTAAGTTTTCTATAGAATCTAACGGCGGCGAATCGCCTACAGGAATTAAATTAATCGCCTCTATTCCTTCCGTTTCTTCATAGACTCCATATGCTAAATAAAAATTCTTTTCGCCTGTGCTTTCGTCGCAAAGTAAAGTATAAGAATGCGTTTCTATTTGTGGGTCTTCGCTGCTTCCGCCGCTTCCGCCGTTCGTTCCTTCACCAGAAGAACAGTTAGAAAGTTTTTCTTTTAATTCTAATAAAAAGGCGGCAAAATCGTTTCCTGCGTTTGCTATACAGCTAATGTCGAAAAAGAATTCTTTTCCGTTACATTCGAAAACAAGTAAGCCGCCAGGCGTAGACTTCTTTATAGAATCGAAGTAAGTAACTTCGCCTGTTTCTAAATCTTCCGCGTATAGTTTGCAGGCGGCGTCTACTCCTATATAGTAGACGCCTTTTTTCTTTATGTCGAATGTACTGCTGCACATATTACTTAATTTTTGCTACAGGTAACGCTACGATAGAACCCTTTCCGCCGAAAGCTGCAGCCTTTAAAAACTTAAGTCTTTCTGCAGATTCTTTTTCCTTTTCGTCAGAAACCCAGCTTTCTACACAGCCGCAGTTTTCGCCTACCGTTCCGTTAAAAGTTAAGGCGTTCGAATCCGTTGTCTTAATATGAACTAAACAGAACCCTTCTTTTACTGTAGCCTTAGTTTCTACGGCTTCTACATTTATTCCGATAACTGGAAGCCCTGTATTTATTTGCGTAACTACTTCTTCTTCGTCTGCAAATGGTCCAATAATAACGGAATCACCTGTTTCAGAATTAGCTACTTCGATCGTGCCTTCTTTTTCTACAGGGAATCTTACTTCGCAAATTTGGACTTTTTCGCACAGCGTTTCTACTTCTTCTGTAACTACGCCTTCGTCGCCTAAATATCCAACTATATCGAAGTCAGTAGCAAATGAAAGAACGAAGTTCGAACCGTCTTTTTCTAAAGTTACGATTTCGCCTGGTCCGCATTGCTTAGCGCCGAATCCGCTGCAGGCAATAGAAAGCGCCTGCTTAGCCAAAGGCTGCGAAGTTAAAGGAACGTAGACAGCTTCTTCGGCTAAAGAAATTAAATGTTCTACGATTCCGGATTCTGTTCTTTTGTCTTCTGGAATAAGAACCTGGTGCCTGTGCGGACCGTTTACGGCTCCTTTTTCCACAGTAAAAAATTCGAAAACTATTCCGAAAATATCGGAAAGTTTAGCGACCGTTATTTTACGAATTCCAGACTTTCTTTTCGAAGGGCAGCACCCCTGCGCCTCTTGTGTCATCTTCATAAAATTGTTACCGTTCTGGTACGGATTTGATAAGATTTTTAACATAATATTGTTTTTTTTAAAATTACTTAATTAAAGGCTGTCCCTTTTTCTTTCTGTAAAAATTAGCTTCTGTTTTATCGTTCCATCTTCCTTCTGGGCAATGTGTCTGGGTTATTTCGCCGCCAGAAAGCAAAGAAGTAAAACTTCCTAATCCTCTGTCGCGCTGTGTCTTCGTTTTTACTTTATCTTCAATTATACAGCCGCAGCTTTTGCATTCGTCGCGAAGAAAATCGTAAAACATACAGGGCGGAATTCCTTCGGCTTCGTTTCCCATACATTTTTTTAATCGAAAAGGAATTAAGGGCGAATCTTCTTCTAACATTTCAACTACTAAAAAACCCTTCGCTAGTTTTTTTTTGATCGCTTTTCGAATCCTTACTTCGTAAGGAATATTTCTTTTTATTATCTCCATCCTACGCAGCCGTTACTATCTGTTTTACATTCTGCTTTGCCGCAAACATCGTTTACAAAATCTATTTGTAAAAATTCCTGGCAGCGACCTTCTTCGCAAATCTCTATAATTCTATCTTTCAAAATCTGCAGCCTTTTATTGCATTGCTTTTGTAGCGCTCTGATCTTTATATTATACCAGTCCGCCGCTAAGTCTGTATCGTTCGTAGATTCCAAAAAAGGAAAGGCTTCATAGTGAACTACTGCAGATAAATATTTCGAAAGTTCGTTCCAAATTTCATTTAAACATTCAGATTTAAACTTATCTAACTTCTTCCAGCCTGCAGAACAGTAAGGCGCCTGCTCTACGTCGTGTTCTTCTTCTTCGATTCGTTCGTAATAGCAGCCTTCATAATAGACTATTTTTCCGATCGTGAAAAGTTCTGGGCACCAAAGAACAGCAGTTTTATATTCCGCTATGCTTCCTATAATTTGCTTATAGTAAGTTCCAAAACATTTCTTAAGCGCTAAGACTGCACAATCTAAATATCTGCAGACGTTCTTCGGGCTTTCGTCCTGGCTTATGTCAGTATTATTAAATACGTCCCTTACTCCTATTATGTAGTCCGCTTTATTCAATTTCTTCTACTTTTATTTTTGTTCTTCCTTCTTCTTCTACTTTCTGGTCTATTAATTTCTGCACAGGCGACATAAATTGGATAGAGGAATTAAACGCTACTTCGTTTCCTACCCATTCCGCCCCAATCTGTAGGGCTGTGTTTATAATGTCGCCTACTGCTTCCTGGTGTTCTAAGACTGTCGTGCAGCTTAGAACGGAAAAAATATCTTTAAACATTTGAGAATTAAAACCCGAACTATGGTCCATAGTTAATAAAGCCGAAGACCATCCGCTTAGCATTACTATATCGTTTCTAATTTCTTCCTTTATTTCGCGAACAAAGCCTTCCTTTGTCATCATTTCGATTTGCTCCAAAGTAAAGGGCTTCGCGCCTTTAGGTCGTTTCATTATTAACATTGAAGTAGGACGTTCGCCAGCTACCGTTAAATGCTGTTCTATTCTATCCAAAGAAGAAGAATAACCTTTCGCCCTGGCGTCTTCATCATCTAAAAGACCGCCGCTTCTTCCGTCTGCTTCATATTCTAAAGCGATCTGCCCGATAAACATTGTATCAATAGCCTTTGTTAAGTAGTCATAAATACCAGCTTCATTCCATTGTGGAACAAAAGCGGCCATATCGTTAGGTCGTCCGTACCAGTTAAAATGTCCGTCTTTTTTGTGTAGGATAGTTCTTACTGTTCCGTCTGGAAAACTTGCAGCATTCGGATAAATAGGAACGTCGCGCGGCGGATTTTTTTGGGTGTTTTCAAAATTCCATGAATTAGAAATTCCTGCCCATCGTTCTTCGCCTGCTTCTGTTCTTTTGTAGCATATGTAAGAAGGATTTACGTAAGAAATTCCGAAGAACCTGTTTCCGTATTCTTCGTCCAAAATTAATTCCAACCATTCATTACCTGTGGTCTGCCAGCTATTAGACAAACATTTAGCCAAATCCTTATAAGTGCTTCCGAATAAATTTATTCCCTTAAGATATTCTAAATATATTTTTTGATCTGCGCCGACTAATTCAGAAGAATCTACGCCTAAGTCGAATTCGTTGTCAATAGAATTTACCATTTTAATTCTACCGTTAAAAGAATAAGTATTAATAGATTTCATTACAGCGCCCTTTGTCTGTGATTTATAGCGCATATCCTGCAGCCTATCCACTAAGCATTGAGAAGTAAATTTATCGGACCCAGAAAAGGGAATATATGGCGAAGTTTTAAAAAATTGCTGCGTTAATTCCGAATCTTTAAGTTCGTCTGGAATAGGGTTCTCTAAACCGAAAATCTTTTCCAGGTTCGAATTCTTTTTCGTTAATGATTTTCCGCCCTTTTTATGTGGCGAAAACTTTTTAACGTCGGTCTTATCGCAGCAATTTTCTGAAAGTTTAAACAAGTCTTTAGCATTTTGATCTTAACTAAATTTTTCTATTTGATTCTGTAGTATTTTAACCTTTGCCGATTTTTGTTGTTCGGTTAGGTTAGTATCTTTCTGTACTTCCTGCAGTTGAACTTTAAGCTTCTTTAATTCTTCCGCCTTTTCGCTTTCTGCTGTAGTTACTTGTTCTTTATGCTGGCTAGATAGCCTTTCCTGTTCGGCTAAAAATTCCTTTTCTTCCGATAGGTCCACTTTAAGAACAACCTTTTGTTTTCCGCGACTATAGAATTCTTTCAGTTCCTTCTGTCCTGGTTCATAGACTTTTAGGTCGTAGGCTTCGTCGCCTTCTTTCGTTTCGTCTACATTTCTGGTAAACGCTCCCTTAGTTCCTAAGTTAAAAAGTCGCCCGAATATCGTTTGAAGAATAACAGGCTTCCTTCTTTGCTTAAGTCTATATTCGTATTTTTTTTCTGCCATTTTTTTTTATTTACGCAGCTACACCAGCCGCCGTTAAAATATCATCAAAAGTTTGAAGGTCCTGGTCTAACGCTGTAAAGCACCTTTGTTGACCAGACCAAATTACTTCCATTCTCGATTCGTCTGCGCCCGTTCCGCCGTACAAAGAAACTGTTCCTTTTATTTCTCTTTTCGAAAATCTTACTTCGCCGTCTACTGAACAGTTAGAAATAATATCTAAGCCAGCTACCATTACATTACAGTCGTTATATTCTGCTATGAGAATAAAACAGCAGCCTTTCTTAAGTTTATTTGCTTCCGAAACTTTGTTCTTATTCAAACATTTAAACTTTGTAAATCCATCTACATTCACATTATGAACAGCGCCGTCGTTTGGTCTTTCTCCTATAAAATTTAAGAAAGAAGTGTCGTCTTTGTCTGGAATATAAAGTCCGCCTAATCCTGTTCCTGTAATTGCTAAGGAAGTAATACAGCCTGTTTCTGGGTCGAAGACCGTAGCGTCTAAGTCGATAGCGTCACATTCCAAAACCAAAAGACGCGCTAATCCGCTGTCGCAGTCTTCGCAGCCTTCCGAAGAAGTAGCGTCGATTCCGCCTAAACCCAAAGCAGCAAAAGCCGCCCCTGCAGGTTCGAAAAAACCCTTTACCGCTAAATAAATAGCGATAAAGGAAAGAGTTAAATTTATTATTTGCTTTTTCATCTTCAAAGTTTTTTAAGCTGCTTTAGGCGTTTTGATATTAAGCGCCATTGTTAAGCATTCTGTGTCTAAAATTGTCGGACCTGCGCAGAAGTCACCAGAAAAGAAAGTCATTCCCTTATAAGGGTCTGTTTTCCATTTGGTTATCTCTATTCCGTAACCGTTTTCTTCACTTGGAAGAACATCGTAAGCAATTCCGAAAACTCCTGGTACTGCTAAAATTGCTCTATGTGTATGTATTCCTAACATTCTGTCGAACTTCTTCCACTCGTCCATACATACGACTATTTTGTCGTCGTACATAAGGGCGCCCCTTACCATTCTGTCGCCGCAAGTGTCGCAGTCGTAAGATTCGCCGTAAAGCGTAATATAGAAAGACTGTGGAATTCCTCTATTTTCCTGCTGCAGTTGCTTCTTATATCTTGCGAAGATAGAAGGCGAAACTTTTATAAGAAGTTTTCCGTCCTGGTTTGCGGCTCCGATCAAAGCCATTCTGTCGTTCTGTGGAGCCTTCGCCAAAGCGTCTATTTTTTCTGAAGAATTATCGCAAAGGCTGTCAAATAATTCGATAGCGTCGCCAATAAATTTAGAACCGTCTGCACTTATCCAGGCGTCGGGAATGTTCAGCATCATATTCGGAAGCTTATCTACGCTTCTAAGACTGTCTGCCATAGTAAGGAAGCCGCCGTTACAGGCTGCCATCATTTGTCTAAAGCATTCGAATTTTTTCGGGTCTACTCCATTGATCTTATACCAGCCATTTTCGTAACTTTTTTGAATCATTGGGTGGCCTGCCAAGTGCATAAGGTAGTAGAAATCGTTTCCAATTCCTCTTAACTTATTTCCGATAGCCTTCGCTAAAAGCGCAGCGGCGCCCTGGGTAGAATCCCAGTCGTATTTTCCATTTCCTACACCAAGCAAAGAAGACCAGCAACCTTTCCAGGCTACGTCTATACAAAGTTCCGACTGGTGGTTAATTGGGCAGGTAGGAACCCTTTTAGACCCAAATTTATTTCCGCACTTTAACGGGTCCCAAACGCACGACTGTAAACCGCCTCGCAGGTTAAATTCTGGCGTATCAAAAGAACCGAAGATAGCTTCGCCGTTTGATCCTACATTTACAAATGTGTAACACCCTAACGCGTTCTGGTCAATTCGTGGTGTAATAATTGCAGCTTCGTCGAATATGTACATAGACGATGAAGTATCTATTTTAATCATTTGAGACATCGCCGTATTATCATAAAATAGGCTTTGTCCGCTTCCGATTTCTAATTCCATTGGATTTAATTTTCTTTATTAGTTAATTGTTTGAAAGAAGAAACGGTAATTTTCTTCCCAGTTTTTAAAGTGTGCATAAATATTCCGCCAGCTAAAGGCTTTTCGTCTTCGTCTTCTTTCTTCTTCTTTTTGTTTTCTGGCGAAGGCTTCGTTTTGTTGTCGATTATGTTTATAGTCGAAGGCGACTTCTTTTCGCTTTTTTTCTTTCCATCATTAAAAGCCCTTTCGTTAAGTTCTTCTAACTGTGTAGTTTTTTCGTTCGAATCTTCTACTAAAGCGTTATTCGATTCGATAAGCTGGTTTACAGTTTCCTGTAGTTCGGATATTTTCGCGTCTCTTTCCGAAAGCTGCGAAGCCATATTTAAAGCTATTTCTTCGGAAGCAGCCTGCACAGATTCTACGACAACTTCTTCGACGCCTTCGACTTTTTTGTTTTCTTCTTTTACGAAAATATTTTTAACTTTCGCTGTAACTTTTTGCGCTAAGGTTAATTCGTCTTTTGTAGTTTTTTTGTCTTCGACTTTTTTGTCTTCCGTTTCCCCATAAGGGCATCCGTCAGTTTTTCCAGCGTCTTCTAATGACTGTTGAGAAATATTTAAGTAATTAGCGAAAGGCACTATTCTGTCTTCCCAGCCTGGGCAGTCTATGTCGCCGTTTAAAATTTGGTTTACCGTTCCAGACTCTATGCCAGCCGCGTCTGCCATTCCAGAAATAATTTCCGCCCTGGTCATGTCGTCGGAGATCATAGATTCGATTCCATTATTTAAAACAGAAGCTAAAGAAGTTCCGTTCTTTGTGTCTTTTTTCTTATTAAGAATTTTTTTAATTTTCATCGGAATATTTTTATAGTTTGAAGTGTCAAATTTATTAAATACAGCTTCTTCGTTTCTTACTTCATCTACGAAGCCAAATTCGAAAGCTTCTTCTGCAGTAAGCCAGGTTTCTTCTTTCATCATTTCGCGTATTTCCTCTACGCTAAAACCAGCCTTATTTTTTACTTTTTCGGAATACGCTTTCGCGATCGTGTTCGCTAATCCGTCTAAGAATTCGAAGTTCTTTTTAGATTCTTCTGCAGTTCCGCTTATGAAGTTATATGGTTCGTGAATCATATAGTAAGAACCTTTAGGCATTGTCACCTTATCGGCTGCAGTAGTTATGTAAGTTCCTATAGACATAACGTAGCCTAAAACATCGGCTATAGTTTCCTGGTCGAAAGATTTTATTACTGCATGGATAGCGAAGCCTTCGAAGACAGAACCGCCGTAAGTATTTATAGGAATTCGGATTCTTTCGCCTTCGAATCCTGTAGCTGCAGCTACTAAAGTTTTTACATTAAATCCCCAGTATTCGCTAGAATCTATATCTTCTAAAATCGGAATTACTAATTCTTCCATAAAACAAAACTATAGGGAATTATATTAAAACCCATAAAATACACGCTATCACGTGCATTTCACCTTCCTTTTATAATGTATTCGACCGCCCTGGCTGTTATTTTGTAGCGTTTGGCTATTGTGGCGTAGGTGTCGCCTTCTGCGTAGTCGTATAGAATAGCCATAGTCTGCAGGTGCTTTAATGGAATATGATAGAATTTTTTCTGGATTCCTTCTTCTATCTTATAAGCGTCTATGACGTGTTTATATAATTCGTTTTTACTTGCCAAAATATCCAGCCTTAATATATCTTTCTAAGTGAATTATTAATCCATCTACAGCGCAGCAGCCAGAATAGTCGAAGTCCGTTAATTTATATTTATCGTGCAATTCCCTAAGCTTTTTTTTCATATTATTTTTAACCAGGTCTAAAAGTTCTGAATGCTTTTCTTTCGGTAATCTTTCGAAGTGTAGCTTACTCATATTCGAAGGTTTCTATTAATAAGTAATAATATTCGTAAAGTTCTTTTTCAATTTTTTTGTGCGCTTCGTATTCTAAAGAACCATAAGTAGAATATTGAACATTCGAATAGCCTTTTTTTGAAAAGTAAGGCGCCCGAATCCAGTCTAAAATTCCGCGCAAATAAAAAATTATTTTTCCGCTTTCTTCCATCTGTTTACAATGTGCTACTTCCGCAATTAAGGAACGAATTTTTCCTGCCCTTAAAGTATTCGTAATTGGATTATAAACACCCCTGTATCTATCTTCGAAAACTACGTTACATTCTGCGCTAACATTAAGAACCCGAAAAAGCGCCTCTACTCTAATCTTTCGATAGCGAAGAAGTTCTTTTTCGTTAAGCGTTCTTTTTATATCTACGTCGATCGAATTGTCTACTATTTTTACTATAGCAGATTTATTCTTCCTTTGCCTTTCTTCCTTTTCCATTTCCAAAAGTCATATTTATAATTCCGTCTTTAATGACGGAACTGTATTCTACTTTTATCGTTTCACCTGGTTCTATTATTTCAGCTAATCGCTTTATAGAAATATCGTCTAAGCCGCAGGGGTTTAAAGTGATTCCCTTAACTGTTACTTCGTTTAAAGTAATTCCTGCTTCTTCAAAGTCTTTGCACATTTCAGAAAAGCAGTTCATTAGAACTAAAGGGACAATATATATAAATATGTTTTTCATTATAATCATTTACAGTCTTCAATTTTTACAAAGTGTATATAGTCGTATTTTTTATCGAAGCTTAACTTATTTTTATTGTAGTCGCTTTGATCTTTATATGACTTAAGTATTCCCTGCGGAAATTTTGAAGAATCAAATTTTCCCCTTTTCCCGTCTGGATATACTATAAGCATTCTTTTAAAGTCGTTCATTCCGTTAACGAATATCATTCCTGGAATTTCAATAATTTTTGCCATTTACTTAAGCCTTTTATATGAAGTTATAGATAAAGAATAGAAAGTAATTCCCTTTTCCTGCAGGTGGTCGCTTACTACGTTTGTGTAGTTATTTACTTCGTCCCTAAATACTGTAGTATCAAAAAGTAAAGAATCATTTACACGACCAGAAAGTCTATTCTTTCCGTTGATCTTTTCTTTTCCTGTGTAGTACTTAAATTTTAATTTTCTAATCATATACTTAAGTAACCTATTTTTTTTAGGTGGTCTGAAAGTAAGACTTTCGCTTCGTCTTCGCCTATTGCCTCTATTCTTAATATTTGCTGCGTTTCGTAATCTACATACCAGCCGAATTCTTCGCTGTAATATCCGCAGTAAAACGAATTATCTGCTATATTAATTAACGTCCTTCCGTATCTTCTTTTCTCTATTCCCACTTGTTCCTGGATATATCCTAAAAGCGGAATTTCAAACTTTTGCTTTTTCCTAATTGCTTTTCGTTCTCTATGCCTTCTTAATATTCTAGCGACTGCTTCGTCTACCGTTTCTAAATTTAAAACCAGTTCTACGACTATAGGCGCAGCGCTTACTATTATGTCTATAATTGGGTTCTGTATTGTCTGCTTTTTAATAATCATTTTATATGTGTTCTAAGTTTAGCGAAAAATTAAGTTCTACTTTTCCAGGAACTCTAGAAGACCTTTTTAGAGTAAAGCAGATAGGAATTTTTTTTCCGTTGGCTTCTATTTCGAAATTATTGCAGTTCGCCTTATTAGTAGGAATAATTACATAATGGTCGCCGTAAAGTCGATCTGAATTACTTACGCTTTCTGTATAAAATCCTTTAACCAGTTGTAAGATATATCCTTTGTTCCTGGCTTCGGTTAATGAAATTGTATAAGTAATAGAAGTCTTTGGAAGAATTTCGGGGTGGTCGTGTTCTTCAAAGTGAAAAAGAATCGCTTCTTTAAATAAGTCTAAGTTTTGACCTACTGCAGTAGAAGAAGAAAAAATAAAAAGGATAAATATTAAATTTTTCATATTACGTTTTTTTGTAAAGTTATAAAATATTATTTAGCAGTTCGAAGTAGGAAGACAGATAGAAGTCGAAACGGTGTTCCCGTTACAGTCATAAAGTCGAACGCTGTAACGGAAGCCGCTATCTATATTTAGGGTAAATGAAGTAGAAGTTACTGGACCAGCTTCTATTATTTGTAAGGTTCCGCCGAAGCATCCGATAGGGTTGTCGTATTGCCTTAATTCATAAGTAACGCCACTACCTAAGCAATCGGCGCCGCTTATTTCTACGTCTACTGTACAGTTAGAATTATTTAGAGTTATAATATCTATATCGCAGTCTACATTCCCAGAAAGGCATTCGCAGCCAGAAATTACAAAACTTTGTACTGCAGTACAGCCTAAGTTATCTGTAACAGTTACGCTGTAGTTTCCGTCTACATTATAAGCCTGTGCATTAGAAGAAGTATTCGTTAAGCCGAATTCCCAGTCGTAAGTAAATGGTCCTATACCGCCTATAGGTGTAGCAGTAGCTACGCAATTCGAAACAGAAACGCTTAAGCTTATATCGCATTCGCAGCCAGTTAAATTTATACAGTTTCCCTGGTTTGTGCTGCAGCCGTTGT